ATGCCATCAACCAAAGCTGATTAAGCTAATTGGTATAGGAGCAGCAGTAATTGTTAAGGGTACTAAAACACCGTGTCATGGTGGTAGAAGTAATGTAAAACCTAAAAATAGTGATAAACTAGGTAAAGGAAAAAATAAAGGAGAAAAGCCATTTTGGCGAGATGGTCCTGTTGATAAAAAAGTATTGGAAAATCCTAAGAAGTATATTGAAAAGGGAGAAATAGATTGACAGATAAAGCTGAAATTCGAACTGGTCAAATAAATGGTGACGACAGAACACTTAAGGGATTACAAAATGGTGGTCTCGTGAATTTTAAGTGTGCTGATTGCAATAGAGAATTATTGGTGTTACAATTAACAACTATCGATGGGGATAATAGTCCAGAGATTTTAACACGGGTTGCGGTTCAATGTGGGTCGTGTGGAGGTTGTTCATATATACAGCAAATTCATGGACAATTTTATCCAGGTGCCCCCAATGATCAAGTGGCATTTGATGTGTCAGATGATGATATGGGTGCTCCAGAAGTAGATGTTTTATTTAAGGCGTGGGAAAAGTGAAAGTAATTGTCGTTGACATAAATGGGACGCCACACGAAATGCAGCAAGGAGTAATGTTAGACTTTAATGTTTTTGCTAGATGGTCTGGTATTAGACATTTGGTGTTGGCTTCGAATGACGGCGACCTATTTAATCCCTTAGACATCAATGATGATATAAATAAGCGAGACAGAGAACGTGGTGGCATGTTTTGGAGACTAAGAGTATGTAGTCGAGAATGTTATAACGACTATACAGCTTTCTTACGAAGTAAAAATCGAACTTCATACCTCTTAGCACAAAGGAGATTTCGAAATGACCTTTGATGAATTTAAAAAAGATTTTATTGATTGGCTGACAGATTCGACAGTGAATCTTGGTCGTAGACAAACAAAAACGCGAGATCAGTTTTTGGAAACTGCGGCGAAAAGGTTTGACTTTTATAATGAATTTGGTTTTGATTATGATAGTTCTGGAACTGTTCCAGAACAATCGTCTCAGCCACAAAAGACTAACCCGATGGATGATCGTCTTGTACGTATTAAGCCAAAAGATAGTCGTAAGGGTTTAGATATGGGCAAGGGTGTTCATGCGATGACTCCTTCCGAGTCACAGCGGGCAGATGAACAATTAAATCGTTCTCCATTTGCGGGGAAAAGTGATAAAAAGTAATCGGAAAGGATAAAAAATGAATGAAACTGTAAATGATCAAACTCTAGCGTTTGGTGTTACGAATAAAACACCAGCAGTGAAATTTTTAGTATCGTTATCTGATGGCCGTACTGTTGTTCAAGATGATCGATCTAATGAACGACACGCTTGGGCTAGATTGGAAAAATGGCTCAAGGCTAATCCAGGTGTTTCAATTACCGGTTTGCGGCTTCAGGGTCTAAAGAATGTTGATATTAAGATGCCTGCAAATCAAAAGGGTTATTTTTTCGGGCAAAAGCAACAAGCTGTTTGGGGAGGGCCTCAACAAAACTATATTGGAATAGGATATTATGATGGACAAGTCATTAACGTAGTTTGGCATCGACAGCCGTTATTCGACCACTCGTTCAGTGAAGAGCGCACCGTGGCTAACGCAGGGTTCTTTTTGATTCAGAATCCATAATGGCAATAAGACATCAGCCTAAAAGTGATAAGCACCCATTTCAGTCGCCAACTACTCCTGGATTATATGTGGCGTTGCGGGACTATATTATCGAATTGGTATGTCTCAATATTGATAAAAAATTGGGGTCTCGCTTTTGGTCTGACACGAAGTACTGGGGTTCCAAATACCGCAGAGAGATTAAAGGAGTAGCAAATCTTGGTAAGGAATTGGATTTAACAGACACACTCACTCAAACGGCATTGATTCAGGTAATTAAAGAATATTGCATCAAGGCATTAGTCGCCAAGAAAACTGTCGATCGGGTTGTCAGACTTACTCGTCGTCGCACTGAGTATTTGAGCCAACAACGAATAGCATTGGCCCAAAAACCGCAACCCGTTGAGATTGATCCTCAAAAGAATGCCACCTTTATAGATTCGGGCGAAAAAAATATTTTGGCGAGAATAAGAGAAGCGGAAAATGGCTAAGAGAAAACTTAAAATAGAAGACGAATCATTGGATGCTTTCCTCACCAGAATGCACGGTAAGGGCATTATCGCACCAGCAAGCGAAGCATTACCATTTAGATCAAGAGACGTACTTCCAACCCCACTTTCTTTAGACATAGCACTAAGCGGTGGTGTGCCAGACGGATGTATTTGTTTAATTACTGGAAAAGCAAAGAGCGGCAAGACCACGCTGTGTCTCGAATTGCTTAAAAATGCACAGCTATTAAACCGCCCAACGTTTTACATCAATATCGAAAAAAGATGTACACCATCTTTGTTAGCTACTATTCAAGGACTTGACCCAAATAAACTCAAAGTTGTTCCATCACAAATCGACAAACCATTATCAGCGGAAGATTACCTAAATATTGTTGAGCGTATAGCTAAAACCCAAGAAAAGGCCGTCGTAGTTATTGACAGTATCGCAGCCTTATCCACGATGACAGAACAAGAAGAACAAATTGGTTCCAATAAAGACATGGCCGGTCCAGCGAAATTGTTAGCCTCATTTTTCCGTCGTGCTCAGCAAATTGTTGATTCAAAAAATGTGATCCTAATTTTCATCTCACAAATGATGACCAATCGCCAACAGATGGGACCAAAATATACCGAAAAGGGCGGGATGGCAATACAATATGCCTGTTCTGTCTGGCTTAAAGTTATATATACAAAACAGTGGGAGAAAAATCCCGAGACAGGAGCGCCTGATGGTCACGACTTGTATATTACCGTACAATCGTCTGCTTTAGGACGACCATTTTTGCCGTGTGTGTTACCACTTCGATATGGTACCGGAATAGATAACGTAAGGGATATTGTAACCAATGCCGAGAATTTGGGGTTAGTCGAGAAAGCGGGTGCTTGGTATTCTCTTCCCATGTTTGCTGACAAGGGTGATCCACCAAAATTTCAAGGTTTAGCTAAACTATCAAACTTTTTACAAGAAAATCCCGATAAATTGAAACAACTGGAAACGGAAATAAAAGATACTGTACTTCCGTAGGAGGATAAAAGTAATGGACATTAACTCACAACTAAAATGGCTTCCGCAACCGTTTGTTTTAACAACAGATGAAACGTGTCGCAGGATACTTGGAAGTGCATATGAGTATGCTAATTCAAATAGTCCAGACCCTAGTACAAAAAATGGAGCTGTTTTGGTAAATGACGATAAGGTAATTCACCGACATGAAATGTCTTCAAATGGACCAGATCGTCATACAACAATAAGGGGTGATGTCTTAGCCTATGGAGTTAATAAATTTCCCAATAGAATAAAAATTACAGAAGGTCGTTTGATAAATAAGAAGACCAAATATCAACTAATTGTTCATGCTGAGAATGGTGCTATTTTTAACGCAGCACGACATGGAAGGGCAGTAAATGGTAGTACGTTATATTGCCCATTCTACGCATGTTCAGAATGTGCTAAAGCTATTATACAGAGTGGTGTAAAGCGGGTGGTGGGTCACGCTCAACTTATGGCATTAGCTTCTGAACATACGGCTTGGACTGAATCTATTATTGAAGCTTGGCATATGATGCACGAGGCTGGAGTGCGATGCGAGTTGTATGATGGTGAAATTGGTATGACAACCAGGTTTAATGGTCGGGATATCGCGGTATAATATGGAGGTACGACTTCTTAGTGGTGGAACGGCGAGATTACGTTTAAATAATAAGAAACTTCGGACAAGAGGTAAATCAAAATCAAAATTTCAATATGAAATTGGCCAACAATTGATAGCAAAATATCCTCATGATATAATTTTTGAAGAAGTTCGTGTTCCCGGTGATGGTTTTATTTTGGACTTTTTTATCCCGTCATTGAATTTAGTAGTGGAGTGCCATGGGCGCCAACATACCGAACATGTGAAACATTTTCATAACACGAAGCAGCAATTTCATCATCAACAAAATGTCGATCAAAACAAAAGAGACTGGTGCGAGTTAAATGGATTTAAGTTAGTCGAAATTTATGATGAGTAATTTAGCCGACGAAACACAAAAGTGGAAAGATCAGTTGGACAAATGGATTCAAGCTCTCGGCTTGCCTCAATATAAACCATCTAATAGTGAAGTCGAAACAATACTTGGATTTACACGAGAGGTGTTGCGAGAGCAATCGTCGGTAGATTTGTCGGAAGATGCGGTTATTTTGGCACAATATGCTTTATTCTTACAACAAAAGGCGAATGAATGTCAAGCATTTATAAGGTGGTCAAATCAAGCGATAAATCATTTATTAAATGATGACCGTTCAAAATTAATAGGACTGATTAGACAAGCAGAATTGAGGAAGGATCGCATAGCCTATCTTGCACGTAGAATTGAGTTGGTGGGGCAAAGCATTGGCAATCTTGTTAGAGCAAGATATAATGAAAGATAAAAGGAGACAATAAATGAATCCACTAGAATACCTAGAAGAAGGGATACGCCAAGGAAATTGGGAAACGGTTTGTGAGGGTTACGAACGACTCACTGGGAAGGCAATACCTTGTCCTCCTGGGTCTGCAACGGCTGAACTTGCATTGGGACAAATAGCTGATATAGTATCTGCTGCTATAATTAATCAAGGTGAGATATTTATAGACCCCTCTAGGATAACAAAGAAGAAAGCTGGTCGTCCAAAAAAGAAGAGTAAAAAGAAAACCGATAATGATGAAGAAGATGCTTCTTTGCTTTTGGACATAGATAGAAAAACTATAACACAAAGAGAAACAGGAGGAACGCAACTGATTACCAATGATCCTGATCCAGATGAAATTGAATACAATAAGGTCCAATCTTTAAAATCAAAAACCGGTAAAGTTAAACTTAAGCGACAAACAACTCGGACATTTGATGTAAAATGCAATGAATGTGAAAAGACTTTCCAATCAAGTCGTAAGAGTGGAGAGTTTGGTCAAAAGTGTCCCAAGTGTCTCAAAGATAAGAAGAGGTAGATTTTCTTATGAATAAAGAACACGCAAAACCTGGGGATATAATCGAAGTCACGTGGCAAGATGAACACTGGTTGGGGAAAAAATTTATGGTTATAGAATGTCCAGCAGGCCCAAAGAAAGCTGGGATTGGTATTCAACCTGGCAATGCATGGTTTATGAGTGAAACTGGAAGCGAACAGTATTTTCAGCTAGGATATTACAAAATCGTAAAATTAGTCGTTCCGCATCGTGACGTAGACACCTTTTTGAAGCGTCAATTGAACGATAATCTTGCTAGTATTTTTGGGTAATAAAAGTGATATAATGAGTAACAAGTCAAACGCTATTTTACAAGACGCAGGCATGGAGAGAGCAATTCTAGCTGGAATTACCACCCATGGCGCCAACTGCTTCTTTGAAGTAGAAGATATTCTCAGTGTTAAAGATTTCTATTGGGTATACAATCAAGAGTTGTTCAAGATTCTTATTCATTTAGTTCACACAGAAGATACTAAAACATTCGACATTCCCAGCATTCAAACAGCAGCTAAAATTTTAGGATATACTAATTTCACAGGTGGTGGTAAATATTCAGAGTATCTTGAAGCTATCATTAATGAAGCCAGTTCGTCGAAAGAAAATATTCGATCATTAGTTGTGGCAGTATATAAGCTTTCTCTGGCACGTCGCGGATATTTAGCGGCAGCTATGATTCAAGATAATCTCAAAAAGATCACTGGGGCAGAGGATGTCGATAGCATAATTGCTCAGGTTGAAGAACCTGTATTTGAATTCACCAGTCAGATTATGACCCAAAATGCCAGTGTGGTATCTTTAGGACAGATATTTAAGAATGTAATGGAAACTCTATCAGAATCGCCACAAGATATAGTTGGATTGCCAACCGGTTTCCCAGCGTGGGACACGGCTATTGGAGGGGGCTTAAGACCGGCTACAGTTAATGTTGTTGCGGCCAGAAGTAAGCAAGGAAAATCATTTTATTGTATGAATATTGCTAAAAATATGGCGGAAAATGGTATCCCGGTATTATATTTAGATACAGAGATGACTTCTGATATCCAGTTATATCGTCTTAGTTCTTTAGTCTCTGGCGTAGAACTTAATCACGTTGAAACAGGGCAGTTTGTTAATAACTCACACGAATCTGAAGCGATTTGGGGGTGTCAAGAACATATTGAAAATCTATCCATTGACCATTTTTCCGTAGCGGGATTACCTCCGCACGCTATTATGTCCATTGCCAGAAGATGGTTGTCTAAAACGGTGGGGTTTACAGGTACTGGCGCCGCCAAGCCCTGTTTGATTATATACGATTATATTAAGCTGATGGATGATTCAGCTTTTAAGCATGGATTGCAAGAAACCCAATTACTGGGTTTTTTAACTACCGCCCTGCATAATTTCGCTGTTAAGTTTAAATTACCGGTTTTGGCCACTTCTCAAGTTAATAGAGATGGAGTTGAGCGCGAGGGTTCAGAATTTGTTTCGGGATCAGATAGGATTTTATGGCTTTGCAGTAGCTTGACATTTCTAAAGCCGAAAAGCCAAACTGAGTTGAATGAAGATCCACCGAATAATGGAACCAAAAAATTAATTGTAACAGACACGCGATCTGGGGCTGGTATGGAGAGGGGTGAATATATCAATATTGTAAATAATTTGTCTGTGGGGAAATTAACAGAAGGGCCACTTTTTTCACAAGCTGTACAACAATCATTTAAAAACGAGGCAATGGAGGGGAAAAATTGATGCCGTCATTTATTAATTTAACTGGACAAAAGTTTGGACGACTTGAAGTATTAGAGCGGGACGAAAATGATAAACAGAATAAACCTCTATGGTTGTGTCGATGTGATTGTAAAAATGAAGTAATTGTTTCCGGTGCTCATCTTAAAAGCGGGAATACTCAAAGTTGTGGTTGTTTACAAAGAGAAAAGGCAACGAAACATGGGCATAGGAAAAATGGAAAACAAACTGGATTTTATACAATATGGATTAATATGATTCAACGCTGCACCAACCCGAAACATAAAAGTTATAAATATTATGGCGGTAGGGGCATTACAGTTTGTGATGAATGGTTAATATTTTCTAATTTTGAAAGAGATATGGGGCCTAATTGGAAACCTGGGCTTACTATTGAGAGAAAAGATAAAAATGGTAATTATTGTGAAGAAAATTGTAAATGGGCCACCATGAAGGAGCAAACAAGAAACAAACGGAATAATTGCTATGTAACATATAAGGAAAAACGATGGCTTTTTGTAGAATTATGTGAAGAACATAACATGCCTTATGGTGTTGTATATCATAGATATTATAATTATGGTTGGACTTTAGAAGCATCATTAACAACGCCAGTCGGGCAACGCAGGAAGAAATCATAATGAGACGATTTAGTCCTAATGAAATTTCTTTCATTCAAGATCGTGCTTGCGAGCGTATTGTAGAAATTTTTGACGCACTTGGTCTGGAATATGTTGAAAGACACGATTACTTACATTCGAAATGTCCGGTGCATGATGGCGATAATGATCGAGCTTTATTTTGGGCTATTCGATCTTCGCACTGGGAGTGTAAAACTAGAGGATGTCATCTTGATCCCATTAGTGGCCCATCATCTAGTATATATGGGTTAGTCAGAGCAACGATGACTCGCAAGACAGAAAAGGAATGGGGCTTTCAACAAACGGTCAATTTTGTCGCGCAAATTCTCGGATTAGAACAATGTCAGGTAGATGATATCTCTGCTCAAGATATAGAAATAGCAAAAATAGTCAAAAATCATCGGAAAAAACAATCGGCCATTCCAAGTCGAGGGATACCATTAGCAACAATGATTCCATATTTAAAATTTGACCAGGTCTATTATCCAAATCGTGGTGTTTCTCCGGAAATTATTGCTCGATACAATATTTCGTTTTGTAACACTAAAGGCAAATCAATGTATAAACGAGCCTTCTTTCCGGTCTTGGATGTGACTGGGCGATATATCGTGGGATGGAGTGGACGAAGCATTTACGATAAATGTCCCAAATGCAAAATGCATCATCATCCAGAACGAGCCTCGTGTCCTGATTCAAAGTATCGTGGTATGTACACGAAATGGAAACATTCAGAAAACTTTCCTGGAGAATCTGTTCTTTATAACATTTGGTACGCCAAGCCATTTATTAGTAAAACGGGAACTGCCATATTAGTTGAGGGCGCTGGAGATGTGTGGGCTTTAGAAGCAGCGGGTATTCGTAATAGCGTAGCGGTATTGGGTACCAATTTGAATAAAGTGCAAAGATTGCTTCTTCAAAATGCTGGGGCATTAACAATTATATGTGCATTTGATAATGACGAAGCGGGTCAAAAGGCTATGGTAAAATTGGAACGAGATTTGATTCATTATTTTCGGATATTTTGTGTTACTCCAGAAACTGTAAATGATGTTGGTGACATGTTGAGTAGTGATATTGCAGAAAAAATTGGTCCCATTTTGCAACAGGTATCTAAAGCAAAAATGCTTTCAGTGGAGGAAAGAAATGTCGAAGCAGTTTGAAATTAAAGATTCTGGTGTAAGGGAAGATTTTGAGGGTGGTGCAGTGCGAGATACCGAAGAGGGGAAACCTAGATATGATCTTATTCCGCCGACTGCATTAAAGCGACTAGCTATTCATTATGCAAATGGTGCTAAAAAATACAATGAACATAATTGGACGAAAGGCATTCCCATATCTCGATGTATAGCTAGTTTAATGAGACATGTATTCCAATTTGTAGCAGGAGGTACCGACGAAGATCATGCTAGTGCAATCATCTTCAATGTTATGTGTATAGTTCATTATCAAGAAATTGGTCGCACTGATTTGGATGATAGATTTGATTGGAAAACCGGGAAAAGAAATAATGCAAACCATTCCTCTGACACAGAATAAATTTGCCCTTGTAGATGATGAGGATATTCATCTAATTGAAAATTATAAATGGTGTGCCCATAAGGGTTCATCTACATATTATGCTGTTACCCATATTGTTGAAAATGGAATTAGAAAAATGTTAGGAATGCACAATGCAATTATGGGATATAATAAAATAGATCATATTAATCATAATGGTTTAGATAATAGGAAAATCAATCTTCGTCAATGTACATCATCTCAAAATAGTGCCAATAGCAGAAAGCAAAAAAAATACAATATCTCAGTTCAAGGGTGTAGAAAAAATAGGTAATTATTGGAGGGCTAAAATAATGAAAAATGGTAGATCATATAATGCAGGACATTTTGACCTAGAAAAGAACGCGGCTTTAGCTTATGATAGAAAGGCAGAAGAATTGTTTGGAGAATTTGCTGTTTTAAATTTCCCGATGAAAAAAGACATACCCATTCCCAGAACTAGGCAATCACCCAGGAAACCAATAAAATTATCGTTGAAACAAGTAATTATCATTAAAAAATTATTATTACAAAATATTACAATACAATATGTTGCTAAAAAGTTTAATGTGAGTGTCCAAACAATACGTGATATAAAGCGTGGAAGACGATGGGGTAATGTATAGTGAGAATAGTAAAGTGTAGTGCTAGTGCAATTAATTTATATAATCATTGTTGCTTTTCATATTATTTAAAATATATTTTGAATTTAGAGGCAAGGGCGGGTAAAGCGGCCCTTCAAGGGAGTATTTTGCACCTGGCGTTGGAGTGGATGGCAAAATTACGGAAGCGTGGTAAAACAAATGTTGATCCTATGTGGTTGTTGGATCGTGCTTGGGATGAACTTACAATTAAATCGCCAGAAATCGAAATTCGTAAAGTAACGACCCGTAGACACAAAATGAGCGGTAAGCTTAAGGAAGCTGCTGACTACAAAAAGTGTCGAGTTGCATTAGAAACTGTATTGGCCGATCCCTTTTACAATCCTTACAACTTGAAAGTATTAGATAGTGAGCAATGGTTTGCACTTGAGGTGCCCGGCGAAGAATGGGAGTGTACTGATCAAGATGGTAAATTGCATCAATTTACTGTGCGGGGTTTCATTGATCTTGTGCAGGAATTGGATAAAGATACCATCGAAATTGCTGACTGGAAAACGGGAAAAAGGACAAGTTTTTATTCGCAAGAGCCGATAGATGAAGAAGTTCTTATGAGAGATATCCAAGCAAGGCTTTATCATCTAGCGGCTTATTTTCTGTATCCGAAATATAAAAATATATTGATCACGTTCTATTTTACGAGTGACGGGGGTCCAATTACTATAGCTTTGTCACCAGATGATTTAGCAATAACTATTTCGACTCTTCATCGTTTTTTCACGACCGTTAAGCGTGATACACTGTTGTTAAGAAATCGAAGCTGGAAGTGTAAAATGTGCAACTTCAACAAAAATGATGTTTGTTCTCGGATATGGTCTGATTTATGCACCCTTGGGAGTTTGTATGTTGAAGATCGTTATTCTGATTTAGATTACAAAGAACAATTGGCTATTGGGAAACCAAAGGAGATTTAAGATGTTGACGATTATGTGCGGACTTCCTGGCTCTGGCAAATCTACTTATTTATTTTATAGAGCACCAGCAACTTTACTATTGGCAGCAGACGATCTTAGCACAATAATTTTATGTCCAGATGAATTTCGGTTGGCTCTTACCGGTAAAGATTTTCACGAAGAAGCAGAAGATTCGGTGTCGTCTCATGTAAAAATTGCGGCCAGAGTGTTGTTGAAACGTGGACATCACGTCATTATCGATGAAGTAAATTTGACAATTGCAAAACGTAAAGAATGGGTAACAATTGCTAAAGATACCGGAGTTTATATTCACTGCTTGTGGCAGAATGTTCCATTTGAAGTTTCTATAGAGCGGAATAAAAATCGTTCAAGAATCGTTCCAGATGCAGTTATGACACAAATGATGGCAGATTTTGTCCCGCCAACAATATCTGAAGGTTTTACCAGCGTTCAAAGACTATCTGATAAATTAAAATAAGGAAGAAAACGATTGAACACAACATTGAAACTAACCAAACAACAACGAAAAGCCCTAGAGTTTCTGCGAGATGATGAAGAATACGGAGATATGGTTTATGAGCCTGGGAATGGTTGGTGGCTTGGAATTTGTAAAACCAATGGCAAGCTGGCATTTAGTTTAATACGGCTGTGTTTGGTAACGAGGGGGCAATATTCTAATAATGATCAATATGAACGATGGGAAATTAATGAAAGTGGCATTAGAGCTTTAAGAGGGAAACCTCCTTATCGTATGGGAGATGGTACATACATAGACAATTTACGTGAAATATCAGAGTGAGAAAAGATGATAGATAACACTGAAACATATATTCCCCTCCATCAGCACAGTTTTTTTTCGTTATTGGATGGATTATCTTCTCCAAAAGATATTGTGGATCGCTGTGTTGAGTTGGGATTACCTGCTTGCGGGATAACAGACCATGGGAATATTGCCGCGATGAAAGCATTCTACGATGAATGTAAAAAGGCAAAAATTAAATGTATCTTGGGAGTGGAATTATATATTTGTGAAGGAAATCCCACTATTAAAAATAATGATAACAATAAGCGTTATCACTTAATTGTATTGGCTAAAAATGATCAGGGAGTCGGAGATTTAATGGCACTAGTATCGGAAACTAATAAGCCAGAGCACTTCTATAGAAAGCCAAGGATTGATTTGAAAGGTATTGCACGGTTTGCCAAGCGTGGTAATTTAATTTTCTTGTCGGCCTGTATTGAGGGCGCGTTACCAGCGTCTTTATTTTCTGATTTCAAAGAAGCTATCATGGCAGGTCGAAACGGCAACGCAGCAGGTTCGAGAGAATATCTCAAGCCAAACTGGAAAGAGATCGGCAGGGCTATTATTGCGGAGCATGTAGCCATATTTGGGAAAGATAATTACTATTTAGAAATACAAATTTCTGGCATGGGGATACAGATAGTCGTAGCAGAATGTCTCCGCGAATTAAGCAAAGAAACTGGAATTCCTGTTGTACCAACGACCGACTCCCATTATTGCAGAAAAGAAGATGCTGAAGACCAGAGGCTTCTGTTATATGCAAGTTTACACACGACCAAAGAAGCACAAGATTATAAAATTTCAACTGGTCAAGATGTCATGGATTTTTTCGTTTCGGATAGCTACTATATCTGGTCTTACAAAGAAATGCGGGAAAAATTTACCGAAGCTGAACTTCAAACCACAGTAGACATAGCCAATCAAATTGAATACTCATCATTAGGTCATAGTCCTTATCTGCCTATCTTTACCAACGACGAGTCAAAGCAACTCGGGCTTAATTCAGACAAATATCTAGAGCATCTCTGCATAGAAGGTGCCAAAACAAAATTATCACATCTGAATCCGACACAAAAGAAAATATATCTAGCGAGACTGCAAGAAGAATTAATTGTTATTCAAGAAGCCAATCTTGCAGATTATTTTCTAATTGTCTGGGATGCTTGTCAGTTTGTAGATGAGAATAAGGGACCAAGGGGCAAAGGCCGTGGTTCTGGTGCTGGGTCATTAGTAAACTATCTAACCGGAATTACAGGTATTGATCCCATCAAATATGGACTTTATTTTAGCCGCTTCTATAATTTAGGCCGTAATGTCCTCCCACACTTTGATGTCGGGCAAGTAGACTTTATGTCGTGGGTATCAGACAATTTTGAATTACTCCACACACGCGATGTTGACGTAGAACGCAAAGCGGTATCTCAACATCTAGCAAAACGAATGAGGCAGCATAAAATCGAATTCACAGATATGATGAGAAAAGAAGTTGAGTGGATTGATGAAAAAAATCCAAAAATGTGGATATATTTATCTGACATGATTAAAAGAAAGCCCGCAGAAAATCCTTCAAATTCCCATTTGGCATATGGGTTGGGTATGACATTGGCAGGTCGATATGAACTTGATATAAATCGTGCAGTTAAAACTCACGAAGGCCATATTAGTCTCCCTGATATTGACACTGATATTGGTGTAGTTTTCCGCGATAAAGTAATAGCATATCTTAAGAAACGATGGGGTGAGAAATATGTAGCCCAAATGATTACTTTCGGAAGACTTCAAGGGAAAGCTGCTCTTAAAGAAGTATTTCGTGCTCACCCAGATACGGTAAAACATTTAATGAAGGTTAGGGCTCTTAAAGAAGGTAAAGATCATAATGATATTCACATGACCCCTCATGATTTATGCAATAGTATTACCCAGCATATCCCAGATGAAGCCACCATTGCCGACGAGTTGCGACAAGCGAGAAAAGAGCAGGGTGATGATTATGGAATTTTGCAGTGGGCCGTTCATAATATCGAATTAGTTCAAGAGGCTTATGAGCGGTTTAAGCCTTTGTTCGACCAAGCTATTAGAATAGAAGGAACAAAAAAGTCACAATCGAAGCACGCTGCTGGTGTAGTTATTGCAGATAGGCCAATTGAAGAATTAGTACCTCTTGCATATGACGCAAAGAACAAAGATCGTGTTGTTGGAGTAGAAATGGGTAATGCCGAGGCGATGGGATGCGTCAAATTTGATTTTCTTGGAATTGTGGCGCTCGATAAGCTTTGGGAAGCTCAACGATTAATAAATGATGAAACAGAAGATGTCGTTTTAGATGAAGCTTTTGTGAATGGTGAATGATGCATAATAAAGTAACCCTAATTATAAAAACATTTGAACGGCCACAATGTATTAACCGACTTGTGTATAGTATAAAAATGATGTATCCCAACCTTCGAGTAATCGTTGCTGATGACAGCCGCGAGTTTCGCCCAATTGCTGGGGTTGAGCACTGGCAAATGCCTTATGATAGTGGCGTATCTGCTGGTCGCAATTTAGCTTTAAGCAAGGTAGACACCCCATATGTTGTTACTCTTGACGACGATTTTTGTTTCTGTTCTAGAACTAAATTAGAAAAATGGTTTGAAATACTAGAAGATAATACAGAAATTGACATCATAGGCTCAAATGTAGATGGTCACCCCAATTATCACAGTTCATTGCATATAGAAAATGATGCACTAATTTTTAGACCAATTCCACGAGGACGACTCGGCAATTTTAATTTATGGGATATTGTTCTTCAGTTTTGGATGGGCCGCACTGACAAGATCAAAGAAGTTGGTGGCTGGGATGACCGATTTAAAACATGTGATCATATCCCATTTTTCTGTCGTGCTTTAGGAAGATTAAATATTGCTTATACTTCAGATGTCTCTGTTGGACATATGCCAATTAAAAGTCAAGCTTATTTTAACCATAGGAATAAAAGGATGCAATATTATTTGAATATGTTAATGGATGATTTAAAGGTAAACCAAGTAACTGATAGGAATGGAAGAATAATTTATACACGAGATGGAAATACTTTGCAATAAAAAACAGAAAGGATATTAATTGGAAAAGCACTAGAACTTACTGGTAAAAAATTTGGACGATTATTTGTTATTGGAAAGATTGGGAAAAATAATCGAGGTAACTATTTATGGTTATGCATATGTGATTGCGGGAATGAAACAGTAGTAGTTGGAACTAATTTGAAAAGTGGCAATACAAAAAGTTGTAAATGTTTACAAAAGGATATAAATATAAAACAATCTACGCTTCATGGACATCGTAGTGTTGGCAATACTACTGAGACATATAGGTCGTGGCAAATGATGAAAAATAGGTGTCTTAATCGAAAAGATGTTCAATGGAAAGATTATGGTGGTCGTGGAATCAAAGTTTGCAAAAGATGGATGAAATTTGAAAATTTCCTCGAAGATATGGGAGAAAGACCAAAGGGTTGTTCTTTGGATAGAAAAAATAATAATAAAAACTATTGTAAATCTAATTGTCGGTGGACTACACCAAAACAACAAGCCAGAAATAAAAGAAATAATTATTTCATCAATTTAAAGGGTAAACAAATAACACTAGCTGAATTGGCAGAGCAAACAGGAATAAATCGTTCTACACTAAAATACAGGATTGATAAATTAAAATGGCCAATAGAAAAAGCTATAACGAAGCCGGTGCAACGACATGACAAATAAAAATACACTAGGATGTTTGCCCTGGGTTGGGGAATTTGGTTGGGAGTTGTGTTGGTGGAATCCCATGGCAAGATATTATGCCAAGCAATATGATCATACAACCGTAGCAGCACCAGCGAGTTCTCGCTATCTGTATGAATTTGCAGATACTTTTATTCCACTCCAAACCAAGGGCATTACCTTTTGGAGAGGTGAATTAAAGGGTGATCCTCCAGTTATTTCGGCAGACTCATATCTTAATCCAGCAAAAGAATTTGCCAAATATCCGAACGAGCCTGAGAGAGTTTCGACTCCAAGAAAGTGGAGATCATTAGCTCCTGAAAATCCGATTTATCAAGCAGATATTTTGTGTGCTTTTAGGTCGGTTAAATATATTAAAAACAGGAAGATTCCAGGGAAGGAATATCCTGTGGATAAATGCCAAGACTTAGTTAGTATGTTAATAGATTTAGGATTAACCGTAGCGTGTTATGGAGGAACAGACAATTACTGTCCAAATGGTGCAATAGATTTAAGGGGTCAGCCATTGGAAGGACAATGTAGTGCAATTGTTGCGGCTAAGTGCGTGGTTGGACCAAGTAGTGGACCTATTCATCTTGCAAGTTTGTGTGGGTGTCCACATGTAACCTGGATTGCATCAATTCATCATACATTAGAAAAACGATACACCAAACTTTGGAATCCTTTTGAAACTCCGGTACGATTTATTGACCACAGTAGGATTCCACAACCAAGTGAGGTTATACGACATATTATGGATTTAGTAAACATAACTAAAAGAAAGGAATTGATATGATTAAATTGCCCTCTCATTATTCTCATGATAGATGCTATTGGGCGCATATGGTTACATTAAGATGCAATGGAAAATGTCCCTTTTGTATTTTAAATGGAAGGGGACAAAGAATAGCACAGCAAGAAATGAGCGGAAAAGAAATTTTAGATTGGTGGAATAATGTAAAGCATAAGCCAGGACAAAAATTGTCTATTATTGGGGGGGAGCCCACTTTACATCCAGATATTGTTGAAATCATTAACAATTTAAAAAATTACAACATTACAATTACTACAAACTGTAAGGGTCCGTTTTACAAAGATGCGAATTTCAATAAGAAATTTAAAGTTCATTCGACTTCAACTCTTAGAATAAATACTACTTTTCATCCCCATCATATCACAGCCGAGGAATATATAAGAGTTATAAAGAAGTGGAGAGAAACTTCCTATTTTGTAGATCAAACATCTTTTGTATATGCGCCAGGGGTGATAGAACAATATGGAGATGCGATTAGAAAGGTTAGTGCTCATATTGCTATGACCGAAGGCTCATTCTTGGGATTTTATGATAACAAAAATGGTTTTCATGCTCCTTTTGATCCAAAAAACTTAATGCCAGATGAAAGTTATCACGACATAAAAAGAGTGGGTGAAAGATGTGGATTAACAGATTTCGATGCTTACAGGCATATATGTGGACAGGCAACGGGGAAAGAGGCCAAATGTTGGCATCCCAGAAGAAGTCTAATCATCGGACCAAATGGCGGTTATTATCATTGTCACTATAAGATGTATTATGATATTGATCCAGTTTGTAACGTTAAGGATTTTCGGCCTGTGCCAGATAAAGCTGTCTCATGTCGTCATTATGGCCTGTGTAATTGGTGTGATGTTCCGAGGGTTGGATGTGCTAAAAACAAAACAGCGAAACCCCAAGTATTAAGTAAGCTTTATGATAAAAAAGAGAGAGAACTGCCCGAAATCAATGGGTTATTTACCAATATTCAAAATTTTGGGGAACAACACTCCCTAGAGTGTAACAAGTTGAAGTGGTTTGAATATGCTTATAGTCTATTATATTCAGGACACAGAATCAGAGGGAAAACCCTGGATGTTGGTAGTGCCCGATCTGTATTCCCATATTACCTTGCTCACAAGGGGTATGACGTAACCACAATAGATGTAGCTGAGGGACCATATCGGGACGAGATTGGTAAAAGGTTTGGTGTTAAAAGTGTTATCGGAGACCTAAGAGAGTTTCAACCAGAATTGGAAGGTCAATTTGATTTTATTACTAACCTAAGCGTTATTGAACACATTGATAATGATACAAAAGCCGTCATAAACCTTGTTCGTTATCTAAAACCCGGTGGAGTCATGGCAATTTCTACTGATTTTTATGATAAATATATAGAGTATCCAGATGCGAATCGAAAGATTGTTACTGACAGGCCCGTTGGGTCACACACTGATTCCCGAGTTTATACGCCAGAAACATTTGAACAACGAATCTTGCAACCTCTGGAAGTGCTCGGAGTAGAAAGGGTGGGTGTTACCAATTTTAATAATGTAGATATCTCCGACAGGACAGAAAGGGCCGTTAGAGGACTTTATACTTTCGGAATTTCCATTGTTAGGAGAAAAATATGAAAAATAAATTAGCATTTAATCATGCCAGAGTCTTAGTCATAGGCGATCTCATGCTTGATGTCTATCGGTATGGAAGTACGTCTCGCATTTCACCAGAAGCCCCCGTACCCGTTGTCAAAGTATCTAGAGAAAGTATTGCTGCTGGTGGTGCCGCTAATGTAGCAGTTAATTTACAAAAATTAGGATGTTTCGTAGAACTTTTAGGGTACATAGGCGAGGACAACAATGGACGTCAACTGAGGGCGGAATTGCAACAACATGGGATTATACACACCAATCTGGTGGAGTCATTTTCCCACACTATATCTAAAACCCGTATTATTGTGGATGATCAATATACTCTAAGATGTGACGATGATTCCACGATGAGAACACGGATACACAGAAAACATCACGAAGGCGAGTTGGTGCGAGCGTTATCAGAATTAGGCGATAAACAACGATTTGATATTGTTATTGTATCAGATTATGCTAAAGGAACAATTACAGATACAATTATGGATACTATAAAGGCATCTTTTCCTTGTAAGATTTTATGTGATATAAAACCAACTAATGCCCATCTGTTTAACGATGTATTTTGTGTCGTACCAAATCTTCAAGAAGCACTTGAACTTGTGAATGCGCAAAACAATTATACATATTCAACATTGGCCAGAGAAATCAAGAATAGATTTGGTTTACAGGCAGTAGTTATTACTTTGTCTGAACATGGTATTTTTTTGCTAGATCAGCATGACAATACATATTCTTTTGAAGCCCATGTTGTTGATTATAACCAACGCAATGCCGTATTGGATGTTACAGGTGCAGGGGATACGGTTATCAGTGCATTGGCAGCATGTTTGGCGATCGGGTATGATTTAAAAGAAAGTGTTAGACTAAGTAACCTGGCGGCTGGTGTTGTCGTTGGTAAAACAGGAACGGCTGTGTGTTCTGCTAAGGAATTACAGAATGAAAACCTACGGATGTAGTGGCACATTGGGGGATACATATGTTACTCTGTGTATTCTTTATCATGTTGCCAAACAAGAGCCGATTATATGTAAGCATTACACAATACATAGAAATTGGCACGGATTAATTAAACAAATTTACTCATTGATGCCAAACATACAAGTCGAATTTGTAAGTCAAAGGGATACTACAAATCCAAGAATATATTCATCTTTTGTACCCCATAGGAAATTCGGTATGACCTTATCTTCCACCGACGATTGGTGTATTTTCCCGAAGTTTATTTTTCCTGAACTATCGCGTTTACCAGAACATTATGTCGTATTAAATCCACAATCTGGCCGACCAGACCAGGGTCGAATGTTAAATAAAAGAATAATTGATAGAATAGTTAAAGATTCACAGTATCCAGTTGTTGTTCTAGGTACAAGTCAAATATCGAAACAAATAAAAGGTAGTAATGTTATTAATTTAACCAATCAAATCTCTTTGCTAGAAGCTATGGGTGTGATTAGCCGAGCCCAGCATGTAACAACATTCCAGGGATTAATGAGTCTTGTTGCCGCAAGTCAGCGGGTACAAAGTAGTGTGTACATACGCAATATTGGAGACCCGTGTTATACTGAACGAGTTGCACCAGAGTGGATACCATATCACAAGATACAGGAGGAAAAACCATGAGTCATGAAACAAGTAAAGGTTATAATCGCCGATTATTTGCGGGATATTTTGAACATTATCTAAAAGGTCATGGGATTGACATTGGATGTGGTACTGATATACTTCAAATTTTGGATGGAGATGTTGTACCATACGACAAAGTGTTCCAAAGCCAAGATCACGAAGCACAAACTATGTATGAAATTAAGGACAACACTTATGATTTTGTATATTCATCTAATTGCTTAGAACATATTAGCAGCCCAACAGAGGCATTGCATTCGTGGATACGTATTGTCAAGCGAGGAGGAATTGTTTTTTTTACTGTTCCCGACGAAACATTATACGAGCACGACAAATGGCCTAGCACCTTTAATAAAGCTCATCTGTGGTCTTTTACTACCAAAAATGATAGTAAACTTCCCAAATCTATTCATATTCAGTCATGGTTGAAACGGTTTGGTGTTGAAGTATTGTCGATTGAAATAATAGATACAGGCTACGATCATTCACTAGGGAATGTTGATCAAACTCAAATGGGGGCAGAAGCTTTTATTGAAGTTATTCTAAGGAAATATATATGAAACCCAAAATCATTGGATTAATTGGTGTGTGGTATGCTGAAAAATGGATTGCAGCAGCTTTAGAGCAGGCATTACAATATTGTGATGAAGTAATAGTGGCAATTGGTGCCAATTCTAAATTTCTTGCCAAATTAGAAGATAAGACACAAGAAATAGTATCTAAGTATCAAGATAGGATTACATTAATTAAGGCATCAACAGGACAAGCATATTCTCAAAGCAGAGCCGATACATTAAATAGGATGTTGGCAGTTAGTAAATTTCGAAAAGTAGGAAATTGGGTATGGATATTAGATGCTGATGAATTTTATTTTGATTGTGCTTATCAAAAAATACGTGAAGCAATTGATTCTGGCTTATACCACCACATACGTGTAGAAGAAAAATTCTTTTTTATTAATATGACTAGATATTTATTAAACAGTCATGGTAGATTATTCCGCATATCACAGCCAAATAACCAATTTCAACCAACACAACATTGGAATGGTAATATGACAAAATGTTTTATACTAAGACGAGACACAGCCCAACAAGGTATGTTCCACTACAGCCTTTTAACCGATGTAAGATATCGTCGCCTTATGTGGGAAACAGAACATCAATATCAACAACCACGTAAGCTCCAGTGGCTATCAGAAGTATACATTCCGTATGAATTAGATAATGAAGAAATTTGGATAGCTAAAAATCAAAAGCTTTTTGGATGTAAATCACCTTTTCTTGCACCGCTAGTAGAAGTCGAACCTGATAAAAATGGTAAACTTTTTGTTTACAATGGTAAACATCCTCCACATATAGAAACTACAGAACTAACTACAATCAAAGATTTCCGAAAGATATAAGCAATGTCCAAAAAGGCACTAATTTTATATTGGCACGGGTTAGGAGACGTTATTCTTCTGACACCGATTTTGCGATATCTTTACAAACAAGGATATACTATTCACTTAATGTGTCGATCGGAGGTTTGTAATTCTAATTTACTAGGAAATTGCCAATATGTAAGCAATTTGATCAATGTTGCCAATCCTTGGCGGTCTAGCGTGGGATTCGATTGTCAAAAGAAAATAAATGTTGTTAAATTTAAACAATTATCCAAAAGATATAATTTATCTGTTTGTTGTTTACACGAATCTATAATACAGGGATGTAAGATTGCAACCAACTGGAGTGAATGTGGTTTAACAGTCAACAATAATCAACTAGAAGTTTTTATACCCCCAGATACTGAAGCAAGGGCGATGGAACTTATTGCGTATCGCTATCCAGATGGGTATATTCACAGACACACACAAATAGAATTTCACACAACTCATAATTGGGATTGTACAGATTGGATTAAAAAAAATCTACCTGACTTACCAATTATTGATACAGGGTTGGGTGGTGACTATTATTGTATTGATCCAGACATTAATTTCTCCTTTGTTTTAGCTCGGGAGGCAAAACATAGAGTATTATCTTCATCAGTCTTTGTTCATGCGTGTGAGGCTATGGGAGTAAAAATGGATGTAATCAACTACGGCAGACCAGATCGGAAAGTGTGGCCCAAAAACCAAAGTTTAGTGGTAAAAATTCGTGAAGCTGAAAGGTGGATAAAATGAGTTATCATCCAAACTACTTTCAGCAAGGTGTCGCAGTTAGAAATGATTGTCAACAGAGACTTGATGCGATTAAAGGACATGTAAAAGGTGGTAGTTTATTAGACGTAGGATGTAGCGAGGGGTTCTATTCTTTCGGCCTTGCGGATCGTTGTGGACCCATCTTGGCTATAGACAAAGAATTGTCATTAGTACAAAAATGCTGGAAAATAAAAAAAACCTATAAGGTTAACATCGATTTCCAACATATGGGGGTGGATAGATTACTGCGATCGACAGAAACGTGGGATACTTGTTTATATCTGAGTATCCATCATCATATTGTAGCTCAGTTGGGAATGGAAATAGCGGGAGATATTTTGAGAACCCTGTCTCGGAAATGTAGTTGTATGTTCTTTGATATGGGACAAAAGAACGAACAGAATTGTACTATGCACAAATGGTGGCAATTATTGCCACGAAATATAGATCAAGAAGTATGGTTGCGAAAATATTTAAAAGCCAACACAATATATACAAATATTCAGTTTATCGGCAGTTCTCGGATACATAATGTCCGGAGGTTATTGTGGAAACTGACCAAGTAGTTTTTGACAACAGGGTTTATGTTGTGCGACAAAAATTCTATCGCACTATCGGCAGCTTCCAGCAACGGTTGGTTTCGGCCAGGGGAGACAAGGTAGAACGCAGAAGAACCTTTTATGTGGTAGAACGTGATCAGCAATTGTTCTGGGTCAAAGAATATACAGAACCCGCCCCCTATCACGATATCTATTACGAATTCACAGAGACTCAAAGATTGTATTCCGCAACTTATGTGGGACGAAACGAGATACAAACGGTTCAGATGTTTGGCGTCGAAAATGGCAGACTACTTATGGAATACTGTGATGGCTATGTCAAACTTCACGAAATGTCGTTGACACCACCGCAGCAAGCTACGGTTGGTCAATTGATAGCAAAATGGATTCAAGAACATCCAGAGGTGCATAATTACGACATGTGCGGGAATAACATACTAATCAAAATCAATGGCGGAATATCTATTAGATTGATAGATTTTGAGTATTCCATCAAGATGAGCCGCCAGCGGTGGGAACATACACGTAATGCCAAATGTTGGTATAACAAAGCTGGAACGATACCATTCTTAGGGTCTGGTTACGACAGTCGCAAGAAAGGAAAATGAGATGAAGTGTAGATTCTGTGAAGGCGACCTATCTGGTCCAGTAGTTGACCAATTCTTCGCGTGCAAGGTCTGTCAAGTACATTGGAATACTGAGGTACCGTCCAAAGCTGTTTTGCAACAATCATTGGCTAATATGATGCTTACTGCCTGTACTAATCCTAAAACCAGAAAATGTCGTCTTGATCAAGCTTTCGAGCAGTTAGACCTTATCGAACCGCACGTTACTACAGGTAAGCTTTACGATGTAGGAGCAGCAGCCGGTTTTGTTATGCACGTTGCCCAATCGAAGGGTTGGAAGGTATATGGTAATGAATTGAGTATGCGGGCGGTTGCGTGGGCGAAACAGCATTATGGTCTTGATATTTTTCATGGGTTTTTAGAAGATGATCCAGCCGCAATTGATAATCAATTTGATCTGGTTGTATTTTGGAACACATTAGAACACGTAAGAAACCCACTTGAAGAAATGAGCCAGGCGACGAGTATGTTGAAACCAAATGGTCATATCCATATCGAAGTACCCATTAAGAATTCGCTAGAATTGACTCGTTTTAGTCCAGCAGGACACATGACAGAATTTGAATACAAAGCATTGGACATACTCCGAGATAGGTGTGGCCTAGAAGAAGTGGCTAAATGGAAACTGACAGGTAACCAAGGACAACGATATGTTCGTGTATTATGGCAGAAACCACACTAACGAATAGAAAGGTTTAATTCCATGTCTCAAACAATTATTGTAGGAAGTATGAATGGTAAAATATATACCTACGATACAGCGACACAAAAACTAAAGATATATTGTCAGCCAGACAACAGAGGGGTGATGGGACTTGCCAGATATGAAAATCACCTCTTTGCTTCATCCAGGGAATTAATAGTAAGGCAAGAATACCCACACATTAATACTAAGTCTATACGTAAAAAATTTCAAATAGATTCTCCACAATTTCACCAGTTATTGTTGCATCACAAGAAATTATACATAACGTGTACTGCAATTAATGAAATATGGGTTTTTGATTATGATTTGACCCTATTAGAAAGAAAACGTATTGCGCCGCCCAACCGAAATAGTCCTGTCGCACTTAAGAGAAACTATAATCATGCTAATAGTATATGTTATCACAATGGATTATTTTATGTGGGACTTAACTGGTTAACTTCTACACAGTATGGGAAAAGTGGGGTGTGCGTTTTAAATCAAGACCTTCAAGAACAAAATCGTTTCGAATATGGGTGGGAGTCACATGGATTTACTTTTGTAGATAACAAACCGTATGCATTATGTGCAACCTCCGGGACTGACAAGAATATATCACATCCACGTCGTGCTGGTTTAATGGTTGATGGGCAGTTGGTTTTTGAACATCCTACAGATATATTTTGCAAAGCATTTATTGTAGATAAAGATTATATTTATGTAGTCGGTGGCGATGTGGCAATCAGAGATCAAAGAAATGATGCTAACGGGGTAATATATACTTTAGATAGAAATTTCCAATTATTAAATACGGTTAAGTTTATAAATGCAGGACAACTTTGTGGAATAGCAATAATATGAAAGTTGTATATATTGACAAATTTAATTATTTTTTTTCAAGTGGTAATTATATAACAGCCGCCCTTAATAATATTGGAATACAGGTAGTAAAAGTTCCTCTAGAAACCCCTTTAGATAAAATTAAACAAATTATAATAAGTCATAAATCAGACTTTGTATTATATGGAAAAGGTGCAAACTATTTTGAGTCATTAATCCCATGGCTGCGTCAACGGAATATACTAGCTGTACACTGGAGTTTTGATCGACTTTTTTATCTAGACAGACCACAAACTATTATCAATAGAAGAAAAATCTACTTATCCAACTTTGTATTTACCACAGATGGTGGATGCAATCAACAATGGAAGAAAGAATTTGGAGTTGATCATATTACATTACGGCAGGGTTTACATGCGCCAGATCATCAATGGGTTGATCCAACACCAAAAGATTTTGATATTATTTTTATAGGAAGTGTTTACAATACATACAGAAAAAATCTCGTCAATTTTCTAACTAAAATTTATGGAAGTAGATTTAAAGTTTTTGGAGCCTCTGAAAATCCAAAAGACCAAATTCGGGGAATGGATTTAAATGTGTTATTGAGATCGGTAAAGATAGCCGTTGGGGATTCATTGCCTGGAGATTATTATTGGAGTAATCGTTTATATGAACAGCGCGGTCGTGGAGGATTCCTATTACATCCCGAAACAGTTGGTATGGATCAGGAATTCGAAATTGGAAAAGAGTTGATTTTATTTCCAAGACACGACATGGACGCACTAAGGAAGACAATAGACTATTATGTGGAGCACGACGAAAAAAGAGAGCGGATCAGACGATGCGGTTTTGATCGGTGTCCAACGTATGATGATCGTGTGTGTTTGATGTTGCGGCATGTACGCGAACAAACAGGGAAAAGCATATGAAAATACGTATCTTATCAATTCATAGGTCTACTCCGTTACGAATGGACGCTATTATTAAAACACTTATAAGAAATGGCCATTCTCTGGTAGACGAACTAGGTGGCGATAGCGAAGCAGATGTATGGTTTGTAGATTGTATATGGCCTCACAAAATAAAACAGTCAATTATTGAAGAAATGATCGCTTTTAAGGGGCAAATAATATTAATATCACTAGGGGATTTGAATATATTCAAGCTTGATGGATTACCAAATGAATTAATAAACAAGATCACAGCTTTTGTTAAGATACAATGGGATCATGATTTAACCATTTATGACCCAAGAATAGTGGCTAAGATGATTACAGTCCACCCCTTCTTAATCGGTGGTTTGCCACAACCAATAATCAAAAAACCGAAAGTATGTTTCTTTGGATTGCCGACGGGGGCAGAAGATGCTAAAAATAACCTAAGAATACAAGCCTGTCGTATTCTCAAAGATCAGCCATGGTTTGTCGGCGGTATTGTTGGACAGGAACCAGGAGCAAACCCAAGAGATATAGCAGGAATAGAAATTGGTCACCGTCCACGAAATTTTTATCTCAACACAATTAATCAATCTTTAGTATCTCTATGTATGCCTGGCAATAGTCCATTGACTTATCGTATGTTTGAAAGTTTAGGTGTCGGTTCGGCTGTTGTCTCATGTTCTCTGGAAGATGTTGGGTGGCTTAATTATATGGAGCCAGGTGTTCACTACTTTGTTGTCAAGCCTGATTTATCAGACCTATTAGAAGTTTGCAAACGAGCTATTAATAATAACGCACAAGCCCATAAAATTGCAGCAGCGGGATATGCCTTATATCAGGATTATTATGCTATACAGCAAGATGGTGGCTTGTCTGATAATATTTGGCAAGATATTAAAGCTCAATTTATTAATATTGGCATAGAATTTTAAGAAACAACAATTAAGTTTATAGGTATAATAAGATATGATTAAATTTGCTAAATGTCAATGTCAAGTTGAGAAGGGTAATTTTAATATTAATGAAATTTCTCTTAACTGCCCCGCAGTTTGGTCCCTCATATCAAGTGGTCATACAGTCGGAGTTTTCCAGCTTGAAAAGAGTCTGGGTCAAGAGTGGGCGAAAAGAGTATTACCCGATAGTGTTGAAGAGCTTGCCGCATTAATATCATTGATTCGACCAGGACCCCTTGAGGCTGGTTTAAGCCAGACCTTCGTAGATGTTAAGTTTGGCCGGAAACAGCCGTCTTATTTACATCCATCTTTAAAGCCTATTTTAGAATCTACATATGCCCAAATGACGTACCAAGAACAAGCACTGCGCATTGCTACCGATCTTGCTGGATTTAATCCTGATGAAGCGGATACGCTTAGGTCGGCAATCGGTAAAAAATTGGCAGAAAAAATGGCATCTTTGAAGAATAAATTTATAACCGGATGTCAAAAACACAGTAATATTGATCAAGAGGTAGCTGAAGAAATATTTGGGTGGATTGAGAAGTGTCAACGCTATTCCTTCAACTTGTCGCACGCAATTTCTTATGCAATGATTTCTTATCAAACATGTTGGTTAAAGTGTCACTTTCCTCAAGAATTTTTCACAAGTTATTTGACTTATTCTCAATATAAGAGTGATCCCAAAGAAGAAATTTATAAATTGGTACAAGATGCTAGACTATTCGGTGTTGACATTCTCCCCCCAGATATTAGGCGTGGTAATATCCACTTTCAAATGATCAAAAAGGGCGTAGCATTTGGCTTGGCGCACATTAGGGGTGTTGGAACGTCAGCTATCCAAAAGATCGTCACAGCAGCCACAGGAACGCCAGGAATCGACCTTCTAACCAAGGCTGTACACCAAATAAGCGATGCTGGCTTCGCCACTGTACTACCCGATATTCCTGGTGTAGTAGATGAAATATCAAAACCAAAAATTAATCATAATTGTTTAAAAACATGGGCGGATTTTCTGGCAGCGGTTCCAGACTTCCATAGAAACGTAGGTATTGCCCTAATTAAGTCTGGTGCTTGTGATTGTTACGATATAGGACGTAACGAAATGGTGCGCGAGCTTGAAGTGATATTGGGAACTAGTGATTATGATTCAACTGGTAAGAAAATTGCTGTTAAGGGACTAACAAGTAAAGAGAAAATTTACTTTTTTAATGAATTACAACAAGGTGAGATGACTACGCCGGAAATTCTGTTGCAGATGGCTCAACCTCCGGGAAGCAAGACGAAAAAGATCAGTGTGATGTCTAAAACAGAATTAGTTAAAGCAGCGACAGAATATTTAGATCAGGTTGATACCGCTTTTAACGGGATAGTTGATGGTGACAGCAAATTTGTATATACATCTTCTGACGAAAAAGAAGTCTGGTTAAATAATTTAAAGAGTCGCACCAAAAAAGATATTATGGAATTAATGTTGCAAAATGGTTACAAAGATATAGTGGTTAAGCCGCCATGTTCGAGTGACGCCCGACGCAAAATTGTGGGGTCCAAAGCTGCATTGCTGGAAGATTCGCTGACGGATACTAATATGGCTAATGCGGTCGCAGAAAAGTATTTTCTCGGCATAGCTCTATCTTGTTCCGAAGTAGACGATGCGGATGGTAGTTTGGCTACGCATACATGTTTAGAAATTGCCAAAGCACCGAACAATGAAGCCATTACGGCTTGCGTAATTATTGATAAAGTTAGGCATACGAAAACTAAACGAGGGCGCAATCCAGGCCAATCCATGGCCTTTTTGACGATTTCGGATTCAACATATTCAATTGATGCTGTAGTATTTCCTGATGTGTTTGGGAAACTGAAAGCATTTTGTAAGGAAGATTTAATTGGCTTGATTTACGGAGAGAAGAAAAATGGTAGTTTTATTGTTCGAGACATACAAAAATTAATGTGATTTTGTGGAACAAGTATGAGACTTTGATGTATAATAAGATAACCACATTCGTTGATTCAGAAGGAACAAAAGGAAATTATGATGATTGACGTTGTAACCGGAAAGCAAATATATATAGAGGGTAATCGTATAAATATTTCTGTAAAACAAATTAACATTGTTCGTTCTATGTTGGACCATAATGCTATACCACATTATCTAGAAGATGATGCCATTTCAATAGATGGTGGACCAGAAATGACTAATATTGTTATTCACAATAGTGTTGATTTAATTTTGATTCAAAAATTTCTAGATGAGCAAAAGAAAAACGGTGGTGCTCCACTGGTATACAGTAGTAATAAAAATAAATTATCATACGTAAAAGTATGTGGTAAACAGATTGGTGTCGGTCGTAGGGAAGTAATCAATAAAGGTATTGATATAGTGTTAGCTAATTCTGAAAATGTTGATTGGGAAAAACATGACTTGTTGATTCAAGTTGTTACAAAGGATTGAGATTTTTTATTGGAATTGGGAAAGAAGATATCTTTTTGACTTACAACGATCATGATTTATGTAAAGATGTACAGGAAAAGTTGGAACCAAAGGCAAAACGATTTTGAGAAAGGTGAAGAAAATGGCAGAATTGATGGTAACTGGGATTGGGATTGCTACGACAGACCCAGAATTGCGACATGTTGGGGAAGGCAAGACGGCAGTGTGTACGGTTAATTTGGCTTTTAATCGGAGTTTCCGTCGCCAAAACAGTGAGAAGTGGGAAACAGAGACGTGTTTTGTCAGGGGTCAGGTTTGGGGTGCTCGTGCTGAGAGAATGGCTGAGTTGGTAAAGAAGGGCCAGCCAATGTACGTTACGGGCTATATGAAGCAAGATTCATGGGAAGACAAAGAGGGCAATAAGAGGTTTTCATATTCAATTAATCTCCGTGATTTTCAGTTGTGTGTAAAGAACGGGAAGAAGAAAAATGAGACTAAGCCTGAGAATGCGACAGAAGCTCCTGCTCCCTCTCCGGTAGATGATGAGAGTCTTCCATTTTAATAGGAAGTGATTAGTGAATGAGTCGTCATCAATCATTAGATATATTCATCGCCCGCCTGGCCAAAAGAATGGCGAGAGTTTATCCTAGCAATTGTGCCGATGAATTAGATTATATCCAAACAGGATATCTAAAATTGGCTGAAATTAATAATGATAAATTTAAGAAGCGTGATTTTTTGGCATACGCAATTGTTACGATAGCTCGTGCCATGAGAGAAACTGCTTTAGGAGCAATGTGTATTGTGTCGGCTCCTCACAGAATTAAAATGCTTGCTTATAGAGCTAAGATGCTTTTGGCTATGGGCAAGACAGACAAAGAGGTGTGTGGGGAATTGCAGATTACGGGCAGTACGCTGGCCAGTTTGCGGTCATTGATTACGACTGAATCTTTTCATAAACTATTTAATGAACAAATATATGACCCTGAGCCATTTTCTGTATTAGATGACCTTTTATCTTCTGACGGTTTGACAGAGCAAGATAGGATTTTTATGCGAACACAACTTAATGACTCGGTCGAGAACCTGGAATTAAGTAGAAAACAACGATGGCGAGTGGCTAAGAATATTCGTCCGAAATTGGTGAGGGGTGGATATGGTGAAACAAATTAGAGTCAAAGAAATTTGGAAAGATGTAGTGGGATATGAAGGATTATATCAAGTTTCTAATTTTGGAAGAATTAAAAGTTTTCATAAATATAAAGGTACTGATGAAAGAATATTATCGCCAACCCCGATGAAAACCGGGCACTTTCAGGTTTATTTATGTAAAAATAAAATAAAAAAGCATCATTTAGTACATCGATTAATGATGGAAGCTTTTGTTGGTCCATGTCCTGACGAGATGGAATGTTGTCACAATGATGGAAATCCTACCAATAATTATTTAACTAATATTAGGTACGATACACATAAAGCAAATAGTGATGATATGAAAATATACGGTACATCATGCGCAAGGAAAATTTTACCGAAAGGGAGTATTAACGGTTTCAGTAAGTTAATTGAAGATGATGTGATAAAGATTAATGTGTTATTAAATGAAGGAAGATTAACCCAGAGAGAAATTGCCAAAATTTTTAATGTAGAAAGGTCTACCATTACACTCATTCATAATAAAAAAACATGGAGACATGTTGATGTATAAAAGAAGGGTATTGTTTACTGGCGAAGCTTCGTACCTTTCTACTGGGTTTAGCACATATGCGAACGAAGTTCTTAAAAGACTATATAAATCTGATGGCCTAATCGTTGCAGAACAAGGATCGTATGCCCATGATGATGATCCGCGATGCCAGCAAGTACCGTGGAAATTTTATCCAGTCGCTCCCGCTCGTAGCAATCAACAAGCTATGCAACAATACATGTCTAGCCCCGCCAACCAATTCGGAGCGTGGAGGTTCGATGATATATGTTTAGATTTCAAACCTGATATAGTTTTGTCGATAACCGATTGGTGGATGTCTGAATATGTAGAAAGATCACCGTTAAGACACAATTTTTCTTGGATTCAAATGCCGACCATTGATGGAGAACCCCAAAGAGAGTTGTGGTTAGATACATATAAACGAAGTGACGGGATTTTGACTTATTCAGATTACGGTATGAATTTGCTTAAGAAAACTGGCAGAAAAGGAACTAATCTTATTACCAAAGCATCTCCCGGTGTCGATCTAGAAGTATTCAAACCACCCAATGACAAGAGGGCACATAAAGCAAAGTTAGGAATTGATCCGAATTCATTAATTGTCGGTACCGTAATGCGAAATCAAAAAAGAAAATTGTATTACGATCTTATAGAAGCGTTCTCAATGTGGCTCCACAAATCTAAGTCCAAAGGTCATCTTGAATTGGCCAAACGAACATTCCTTTATCTTCACACCAGTTATCCAGATGTCGGATATGATATCGGTAAAGCCATTCGGGATTTTAAGGTTGGCAATAAAGTTATTATGACATATCTATGTAGCAATTGTCAAACTGCCTACCCGTCATTTTTTGCTGGTGAGTTGATGATTTGTCGTAAATGTGGCAAACTTGCAGCACACCCTCCTAATGCTAGTCATTCATGTCCGAGAAATGTTTTAGCTGATATAATGAAAACATTTGATCTTTACGTTCAGATGTCTATTGCGGAGGGCTTCGGGATGCCGTGCGTAGATGCTATTTCGTGTGGAGTACCTGTAGCGGCGGTTGACTATTCCGCAATGCAGGATCACTTGAAATGTCCGACTAGTATTCCGATTGATGTTGAGCGTTTTTTCTGGGAAGCGATTATTGAAACTGAACAACGCCGTGCTCTTCCTAGTAATGCTGATTTGGCATCAAAATTGGATCGATTTTTGAAACAAAGTGAATCTCAAAGAATTGAACGATCAAAGCAAACTAGACAATATGCTATAGAGTTAAGAGATACATATGGTCAGGATCAGAAAATGCCACGGTACAGTTGGGACAGAACAGCGGCCATCTGGGGGCACGTTATTCGTGAAGCAAAAATCAAAGACCCAAAGACGACATGGCTCTGTCCAACATCCCGTGTGTACAATCCAAATCTAGTTCCGCCGAGTAATAACATGGATAATAGTCAATTTGTTAACTGGGTAATCGGAAAAGTTTGGAATCGTCCCGATATGCTCCATACTCATTTCGCAGGCGAATGGCTGCAAGCTCTAAATAGCGGTTCTCGAACAATGGGGGATAAAAAAATTCATTTTGATCGGAAGATGTTGGTTGAACATTTTATGGGAATGGTTCAGCAGTCTAATGCTGTGGAGCAGAACCGGCTTGCTATGCTAAATAATCAAAACCCCGGTACAATGAATGTGAATGTAACGGTGATGTAGGGAAATAACATGAATAAATTTATGGATTTAATTGGGCAAAAATTCGGACGACTCAAAGTATTGAAACGAGTTGAAAACAATAAATGGGGACATATTTGTTGGTTGTGCCAGTGTGACTGTAGTGATAAAAAGAAAATAATTGTTAGTAGCAACAACCTTAGACGTGATCATACTAAAAGTTGCGGGTGTTTACAAAAAGAAAAGGTGACAAAACATGGTTATTGTAAAACTGGATTTTATAGATCATGGCGAGACATGATTCAACGATGCACTAATCCCCACCATAAATATTGGGGAGATTATGGTGGTCGCGGAATAAAAGTTTGTAAACGATGGATGGAATTTGAAAACTTCCTTAAAGATATGCTGGAAGGTTGGAAATCCGGACTTACACTCGAACGGATAGACAACGAATTAGGATATTACAAAGATAATTGCGAATGGATAATATCAGGGCGACAAGTTAGAAATAGGCGGAACAGTTGTTATGAAGAATATAACGGAGAAAATCGGCTTTTTGTAGAATTATGCGAAGAATACAATATGCCTCGTGGTATTGTATATGATAGATTCTATAGACTCGACTGGACCTTAAAAGAAGCGTTAATTATACCAATAGGTTCAAGGAGAAAACAGCCATGAAGGCATGTTATATCGGGGTTTATCGTGATGGATCGGGTTATAGCAATCAGGCCGTTCATAATATGCTTGCCCTTGAAGCTGGCGGAATTGATGTTGTTGCCCGTGCTGTTAAATTATCTAAATCTAAGAATGATGAGTTAGCAGCAAGGGTGGAACATCTGGAAAATAAAGATACTGATAATGTTGACGTAGTGATCCAGCATGTTCTTCCCCATCTATTCGAGTACAAACATGGCGTTAAGAATATTGGAATGTTCTGTTGGGAGACTACGAATTTTCTAAGATCAAACTGGGGTCACTGTTGCAATCTGATGGAGGAAATATGGGTACCGTCGATTCAAAACGCCCAGGCCGTTAAAGATAGCAATGTTACTACACCAGTTAAAATATTTCCGTGCGCATGTGATATTTCTCGATTTGATAATCCGTCTCCTCCACTAGAAATAGCTCAGCTTAAAGACAAGTGTGTATTTTATACTGTTGGAGAGATGAGTCGTAGGAAAAACGTCGTAGCCATTTTACGAGCGTTCTATTCAGCATTTAGTCTCAGAGACGATGTTGTCTTAGTCATCAAAGCAAATATTCCAGGTAAAACATCTGAAGAAACGACCAACATATTAAGAACCACTATTGAAGATGTTAAGAAGTCATTACACACATATGCGAGACATCCGCATTATCCGCCTGTAGTGTGTATTACGGACTTTTTACCAGATCAAAAACTCGACCAACTTCATGGTGCGTGTGATGTTTTCGTGTCGGCGAGCCATTGTGAAGCGGTTGGATTAGGGGCGTTTGACGCTCTTGGATTCGGGAATCCTGTAATTTTGAGCAATTGGGGCTATTTTCCAGAATTAACTTATTCGCAAGCTGAGAAATATTGGGAACCCAAAACACAAACATTTAAGCATCCTGGAGAGATTGGTTGTGGGTGGCTAGTGGGTGGTCAGATGACGCCGTGCTTCGGAGAAACAAGTTCGTTCCCAGATTTATATACCGGAGCGGAAAAGTGGTTTGATCCAGATATTTGTCACATGGTCGAATGTATGAAACAAGCATACAGTGAGTGGCAAGACAAAAAATTGCATATTAGAGGCGAAGCAGCGAAGAAACGTGCAAATGAATTCAGTTACAATAAAATTGGAATAATTGGTCAAGACTTAATTGGATAAGCATAGAATATGAAAGTTGAAACCTGTACAATCAATTGTATGGACAAGCGTGTCGGTCAATTTACTGTTTGTGGCCCGCCCTCTGACACAAGTGTTATGCCCCAAATGCGACAGGGTATTTATGAACCCAATATCCAAAGATTATTCTGTAGCTTGGTCAAACCCGGTATGACAGTTTGTGATATTGGTGCAAATTTTGGTCAACATACGATAATATTGTCAAAATTGGTTGGTCCAACTGGACGGGTGATTGCTATAGAAGCAAGTCCCATCAATATCGAGTATATTAACAGAACCATTGCCGCAAACAATTGTGAGAATATTAAAGTTATAGAACGTGGTGTTTGGTCTCATGAAACAGAATTGACCTTTAGTCATGTTGTGGATGCTGAAGCCACTTCGTTTTGTTCTAATAAGGATAATATCAGGGATATAGAACCAAATCCAAGTTGCAAATATCAAACCATCCAAGCATCACCCCTAGACAATTTGGTAATTGATAATATTGATTTTACCAAAATTGATATTGAGGGTTCTGAATTGTTTGCAATGCACGGTGCTCAACAGCTTCTAAAATCACGGTCTCCCATCCTGATGGAACTTAATTCTTTTACATCCAGAACTTTTATGGGCGTCGAGATCACAGATATAATTGACTATATGGAATCTCGCAAATATCTCTATATGTATATGTGGCACCAAAGTCAGTGGTTACACATTACGAAAGATTCGCTTATGAATCTATTTATTCGTGGTGCTGTACTGGTTGATGTACTTTTTTCAACTCAACAATATGTACCAGGGCAGCTTTCTGGTTTTCTAGGAATGTATGATTTATGGGGTTAAATGTAGAAAACAAACGACAGCACCACTTTCTACTATACTAAGAAGTATCGATAGGGACAAAATTAGTGGCGAAGCCGCGAAGAAACGTGCAAATGAATTCAGTTACAATAAAATTGGCCCAATAGCTAAGGAATTACTGTGATAAATACAATAATTGTTACAATCGTTTCTATCTATGCAATCGCTGCATGTGTTTCTGTGTTTTTGACTTATCCAGGTCCACCATTCGATGAAGCATAATTGATGGATTAGGAGAATCTTATGGCAGCACCACTTTCGTCTGTATTAAGAAGTATCAATAGAGATACAGGCCGTCCATTGAATATTTTATACAGCAATAATCACGAAGGCTACAGTGCAACTTTAGCAAGAACAGGCCATAACTTTTATGTCCTGCGACATCCAAAATTCCATCCGTGGAATACGGAAGAAAGGCCCATGCCACCCAACTTCATCACCCTGAGTGGTCAAGATATCCCAAGTCAATTAAAAACCGATATTGCTTTTGATCTAGTGCTCTCTCAAAATAGGATAGAACACCATCCCATTATGGCGCAGTTAGCCAGACAACTTAATTGCCCGCTACTCCAGGCCGAGCACACACTGCCGTGGATTACATGGGATGAAAAAACCATAAAACAAATTGGAGATTTACCATGCGATCACAACATATTCATGACCGATTTCTCAGTTGGCGCGTGGTTTCAAGACATTAATGATCCGAACATTTCGGTTATAAAACATGGTATACAAACAAATTTTTGGGATGGTTGGACCGGTGGTGACGGTAAGGTCATGACAGCCGTATGGAATTATCCCCAAAGAAATCCAATATGTGGGTTTGATTTATACAAAGAAGTTACTGAGGGTCTAAAAACAAATCCATGGGGTGATAGCCCAGGCTTCTCGAAAAATGCAGATAACGTAAACCACTTACGTACCCTTTATCGTCATGCTTCGGTGTTCCTCAACACAACACTATGGTCTACAACTCCATTTAGTTTGCTTGAAGCGATGTCCGTTGGATGCCCAATTGTAACAACAGCTACTACGGCTATACCCGAATTCATAGAAAATGGAGTCAATGGATTCATCACGAACGATCCGAAAGTAATGCGCAAATATCTAGAAGACCTAATTGAAGATAAGGATATGGCTCTTGAAATAGGTGCGGCTGGAAGAGAAACAGTTATCCAACAATTTGGAGAAAAAAGATTTCTTCACGAATGGAACGAAGTATTCTATAAGGTGGCCACATGTCCTACAGGAAGATGGTCATAGGGAGAAAATTATGCGATTAAACCTCGGCTGTGGCAATGATATCAGAACAGGATATCTCAATATTGATCGTTTACCACCAAATCAAACACCACAGGATGTATATAGACAAGGAGATATTAACTCGCTAGATTGGTTAACTGAAGATAATAAAATTGAAGAAATTATAGCATTAGATTGTTTAGAATATTTACCAACCAATATGATCCAGCCCGCCCTATTAAATTGGGCAAACAAACTAACCGCTGGTGGAATATTAAAAATTTTGGTGCCAGATTGCCATGCTGTTGCTAAAGCATTTTCACAAGGACAATTAAATCTACAGGAATATCTCAAAATAATGTTCGGCACTCAACAGAATAATGATAACAGATTATCTGCTATAGACACGGTTACACTATTAAGTATATTACAAGAAATTGGATTGACCATTTCACTAAAGAGATATGAGGGCGTGGCCGTTTATGTGGAGGCAACAAAATGATCACTACGGGTTGTGAGGGATGTTGCTTCGCACAACAAAGCGATAAAGGGCGTGGCTGTGCCCTTGGTCAAATGTGCGTAACTAAGGATGGGGAAATGTTCGCCCCTGGTTACTGCCGGATATGTCGGAGTCATAAGTGGCGAGAAAAACAGGGAACCGTAAATTTAGCAGAATTATATTCACAAGTAATCGATGAATGTGCTCTTAAATTTGATTTATTAGTATTTTTTGATGAAAGAATAAATACGATTGAGGATTTAGAGCGTACACTTAATTCTGATTGGTACATTAGATATTGCCGCAAGGTTATTATCGCAGACATTACAGGTTTTGGGAAAGAACGAAAAAATTTGGCTTTACAATATTTAAAAAATCACGAACCTCCAATTCTTACAACAGTTAATAGTAGCGTAATCTACGAACCGATAGATCAGCGTGAGGAAACTATACGCAGAATCTCAAGCCAGGTAAAATCGCCATTCTTTGTTGCGATCCCGGCTGGTGTAGTAATTGATGAGGAAGATTTTGATTCGTTTGCCGAACATGTTCAGTATATGCCCAGTCGGGTAATCCATTGGGCTTTTCCAATTAGAATCGGCGAAACAATTATTGTACATAACAAGTTGCATTATGGATTGTTTATCACTAAACCATATAAGACACTGACAAAATCTCCAGAAGTTCAATCATTTACCGAACAAGTAAGGAAAGAAGAAATAGAAACTGATATGAAACTTTCGTGGCTTTATCAAGATTGTTTGATAACTAAGGGGAAAAAATGACAATCTTTTTAATTGTAATTGGAATAATGGCGATATGTAGTATAATAACATGTGTATTAGATGCTGCGTATTTTTGTCGAACCGGTGATGCTTCAACTATTCTGAAACATATATCATGACTTAAATCACCATAAGTATGGTTTTAAGTGGAGGTAATTTTTATGATTATAATTGGAATAGTTTTTTGGATTGTATGTGGTATATTGACTTATGGGCTTCACTTTGCTTATCTCCAGCGAAGATTGTTAGATTGGCAAGAGTTGGCCGACAAGAGTTATACTGAAGATCGGTCTTCATCAATGGTTCTTGGTATGGGTGGCCCGATAAGCTTAATGGGGCTTTTAATTTCAAAGCAATGCTGTTACGGTTTTAAATGGAAGTGAGTACAAAATGCAAGATAAAGAAAAGGTAAGTATCATAATTGCTACTCACAATAACGCCAAGACAGTCAAACGTGCTGTAGAATCGGTAACCAAGGGCGTCCGTCCTGCGGATTGGGTTATAGTAGGAGATAATGATAGCTCCGATGGTACTTATGACACGTTATGTGATTTATTGGGTGCCAAACAGGTAACTATTGATGACAAAACTGGTTTACCTCCCGAATTTGATGGTGAGCTAAATGGAGTTCCTATCAAAATTTTCCGAAAGCAATTAAGCACTATTGGACACACAACTAATATTGCATTACAGATGCATTGGCAAGGAATAAGTATCTTCGGTTTTATGGACCCCACAAGTTTTTATGCACCAGATAAAATTTCACAAGCTATCAGAGTTTTCCATCAACACCCTAGTGTGGCTTGTGTGGTGAGCGACTGTGATAATCATCATTCAGACGGTAGAACAGAGAGAGTTTTTCGAAATTCTTTTGACGCACAACGGTTGTTAGCCAACTATGAATACGATCGCAACTTTCTAGTTCGTACACAAATTTTCCCAAAATTGAAACAGGGATTCAATGAACAAATGCAAATTCGAGAGGATTATGAATTTTTGCTGAGAGTGTCTGAAGTAGGTTTGATTTACCACATACCCGCCCCACTTCATCATAACACTATTATTGAATCAGATGAAGCACTTAAACAATCTATTATACAGCACGAAATGGGAGCCCGACAGTTAACAACCCAGCGACGGAGTTCTTAAAATGGCAAAAAAGAAAAAAAATGTTAAACACACCGAAGCCGTTTGTCGTAAAGTTGATGCAGCGGCAGAAATGTCCAAGCTCGGTCTTAAACTTGAAGACGATTTAGCAATTATTGGATTTGTATTTAATCATCTGGCCATCTCTCACCTAACATATCTAGGACTTAATTCAATAAATCAGGTATGTAGAACTTATGCCGGTCTCGACTTTTGCATTTTCACCCAACACCTTATGGCGTCATGCATCCCCCCGCTATGTCCAGTTTTTAGCGTATCAGATTTATCAAGGTGGCATTATTACCCATTAATAACAACCAGTATTGGAACCACTATTGAAGCATTGGCCAGCAACGCCCCCGTAATTTATCATTATGTTTTTGATTTAGAATTCATTGACAAACCGCATTTTGAATCATCTGATTTGAAGTTGGCATTTTGTGATCCAAGAGTACGTGTAATTGTGAGACATGAATCACATAAAGACGTGGTTGAGACAGAATTTGGTATTAAGGTATGTGGAATAATACCGGATTGTAACGTTGAAGAACTAGCAAAATTAGTTTTAACGGAGATGAAGAATGGAAACTGAGACGAAGCCTCCCACCAGAATGAGTAAAGTAGAGCTTTATGCTGCATTGTCCGCAGCAGGATATACCGAAGAGCAATTAGCAGATGATCAAGGTAAAAAGCTTAAACAGCCAATATTGAGAGAAATGTATCAATCTCACAGACAAGGTGAAGAAGGGCTTGCTGTATTATCCAAGGTGGAAGAAGATGATGATGATGATGATGATGTTGGTATTGAAGTTAAGCCCGACACAAAAGGGGAGGGTGAAAATAAGACCATCGTTCAGACAGCCGATGTTGTAATTCCTTATGAAATGGTGTCACAGGTAGATGGTGAAACCGACGAATCAGAGCTAGATGAACCTGATTTACCGACAGTTAATGATCCTGGGTGGACTCAGTACGTTCTGGGTAAATTTCAAGAGGATGAAGTTGACGGCAAAAACCCCCGCGTTGAAGGTCTTCGGAGAGTGGCGGGAGAACTTGTTGGTGAATTGGTTGAAGAAGGTTGTGACTTGGTTGCTGTGCCATCTGAAGATAATGCATTTCGCGCTTGTACAAAAGCGTGGGGCGTATTCGTAACACCAGAGGGAAGAACAAAAAGGTTTGAAGCTTTGGCCGATGCGCATAGTGATAATTGTCACGAAGATTACGCAACTTATTTAGTGGCGATGGCAGACACTAGAGCCAAGGGTCGCATGTTCAGGAACGCATTACATTTACGTAGAGTGGTTTCCGCCGAAGAGGTGAACAAAACCATGGCCTCGACGGCTGATACGCAAGCTGGTGGGCCAATTCATGCCGGTCAAATTAGTATGATCAGCTTAATTGCAGAACGTCATGGTTTTAAGATTGCAGACGTACTTGATGGTTTAGGTATTGAGTATAAGATTAACGAACAAACTGGCGACGTTAATTTGCAGTCGCTTCGTTATGAGGATGCTTTGGCGGCAGCGAAAAAGATGCGAGAGATGAAAGAGGCGTGGGTTCTCCCAAAAATTTTATAAAGGATATGAAAAAGAAATGGAAACCCGGACTTACACTTGAACGCAGGGAAAATAAAAAAGGATATTATCCCGATAATTGTTATTGGGCTACTAGAGAACAACAAATGAGAAATACACGGAATAATCGTCTAATTCCATGTTTTGGTAAACTCCAGTGTATTGCAGTATGGTCCGAAGAAACAGGAATTCCTCAATATGTTATTAGAGGGCGATTAAAGCATGGCTGGTCTTCGGAACGGGCGTTAACAGAACCGGTGAGAAGATATAAAAAAGGAGAAAATGATGGCAGAAACATATCCTCAAAACTTTGTACTCTACAAGGCAAAACCCGACGGAGGGGGCGCAGCAAGTCAGTGGTCCCTCGGTTCAGAAAAGGATTCAGTTTTCATCGAGATGTCACAACAAAAGAATGGCAAGGATGACAATAATAATTACCGTTTTGATTGGGAAAACAAAATAAGGTTTAAGTTAGGCGAGGCCGACATTGGAGAACTTTTGGCAGTTCTCACAGGCTTACAAGCTGGCGCTGGCCCTTTTGATGCGTCTAAAAATAAACACAAGGGCCTCTATCACTCCACTCAAAAGGGTTCCAATGCAATTCTATACTTTTGGAAGGATGAATCTGGAAGGTTTCATCTGTACCTAAGTGTTAAGAAGGGGGAAGAGCAAACCGTTGTAAAACATGCAATCAGCAAGGGCGAGGCGTGCGTTCTCTCTACGCTTTTGCGTCGGGCCATTGAGATCATGTATCGTTGGCACTAATCGGAGCTTGATTTCTTTTGGAAATCTCTTTCCATCCGTTCCATAATTGCCTGCAATACTCGTACATCTGTTTGTAAAACACTAACCAATGATGTAAGTTCTCGAATACTTTTGTGTAAATCAGTTATTTGTGCTGCTAGGATTGTGGCATAACGGTCCATTTCTTTATCTACTGATGCGATTTCAGTAGTATTCTGGATTAATGTGTCATTAATTCGTTGTCTTTCGGCACCCATGGAATAAGCGGTACCAGCAACCCCACCAACTACTCCTATAATCAATCCTAGAAAACTACAAGCGGCTTGTTTTTTGGTCACCCTTATTACCCCAATTCTACTTGTTCTAGTATGTCTCTTTGCCAATTACTTCTGGTGATAATTAGAAAATTTAATTTATGTTTTTTATAAAATGCTATTTTTCTTTTTAGTTTGTCGTCGTTTCGTACTTCCATCAAGCCATCATATTCAACCCATAAGTCATATTCAGGTAAATAAAAATCTGATATACTACGACTTTTGTGTGGTAAATGTTTGTGTGGTTTGTATTCTATATCGTTAGCCAAAAGCCAATCTGCTACCTTGGCTTCAGATAGCGAATCATATATTTCACCGTCTAATCCTATTGCTTTTTGCCACATTGATTTTCTCTGGAAAAAAATAAGGGGCTATGATCGTCGGACAATCAACACCCCTTTGTTCATAACTTCTTATCCTACAATAGTTTACAAATACTCCAACTGGGTATAAATTCCGTAAGCCTGCTTTGACCCAATACTCAACGGAGTAGCCGATAGGCAAACGTACCAGTCGTGACGATCATCTTCGGTACTTGTGCCATCTGGACTTAAACCACTCTCACCAGCACTGTATAGCAATGCCACTACAACGCCAGAGCCGGAAGGTGCTACCCATCCAGGGTGACTTGCCGGTGCTAATGCGGTACCGCTCGAACTAACGCCAGAACCACCATTGCAAACCTGAAGCACCTGAGTTGTTACGCCTGTAGCGCCAGCGGTAATATCGCTGCGATCGAAAATGCGAAGCTCAGCATTCTGAGTCTTCACAGCACTATCAAACGTAAACCGAATATTTAGTGTTCCAGAATTGATGGGAACTGCCGAAGGTTGTACCGATACATCACCATTAATGATCGTACCAGATGGAGTCTCAAACTTACAGTTGGTAGCTTCTGGCCCTTCTACTGAACCAGTACTCGTAGTAATAAAGGTGCTATCCTGATACTGCCCGACTTGAACCGAAGCTCCGAAAGTTGCACCAAAGAATCCTAGACCGGATGTGCTCATATCTACCCACGTTCCGCCACCTTGTCCTGCATAAAAATCAATTGCTGCTGCCATGTCTTTCACCTCCTTTCGTTAATTTATCTACTCTATTATACACCAATGGTTGAAAATCGAATATTTAATTTAACTTTATTTTTTAAAACGCTACAAATATTCACACTCCCAGCTAATACCAAATTGCTTGTCTCCGAGTTGAGTTGGTGTACAGGTCATAGCAATATACCAGTCATGCTGGGTGCTAAGCTCCTCAAAACCAGCTTCCCTTGTCCCATTGAGCCCTGGAGAATTAACTACAGAAATATAATTGGAACCAGATGCACTTACATTTGACCAAGATGCATCGCTATAAGTACTTTCAACTGTTTGTAAACGGCTTTGGTGACGTATTTCCGCTACATAAAATGTTAAATTTTCAGCAGGCTTCTCTTTATTTGCTAAACTATCAGTAAAACTTCCATCAAAAACCCACAACTTAGCAAATTGACAATAAATAGCTGAACCATGAGTAAACCGTATATTAATCGTAGCTAATTCATTAGGCAGGTTTTGTAAGAAAATACCGGAACTTTTTTGTCCATGAATTACTCCAGATACCCCATTATATTTATTATTATTACATTCAAACCCCTGCACTGTTCCACTTGCATTTGTTACGAATGTATGACCATTATAACCGCCAATAATCACTGGTGCGCCGAATCCCTCGTCTCCAAAAAATCCCAAACCAAAACCTGTTGATATTAAGGTGTCTTCACCTGTATATAATTCCAGTAATGCCATAATTCCTCCTTTTATTTATTCATCATCACCAAGTGCTACTTCATACTCAATAGGATCGAACTTAGTTCCTGTTACAGTAAAAATTATTCTTATATTTGCTTTTTCCATGTCTAAGGGTACCTTATCTGGGTCGCCAGAATAACGTTGTTCAATAGTCCCAGGTGTTTCAGATTCTTCGGTAACCCAATGATCTTCGGCGACCAATGGTGGAGTGTCTTGACCAATAGTGTGACTATTTCTGCCAAAAATTCGCATTCTAATACTATTACATCCAGGAGCCAAAGTAAAAGTTTTGGAAAATGAAGTAACCAAATCGCTTTGATCTAAGTAATCAAATCCTGTATCAGAATCCCCCCCAGTCGTTTGTTGTGATATATTTTCATAAAAACTATCTCCATCATTAATTAGCCCTACATCTAACCATGTCCTATCCCATGTATACTGATTTGTCATTGACATAATTATATTTGCAGTCTTTCTAAGAAACTGTAGATTTCCGTAGGTTTTTTCTACTATGTCCCCCGGTGGAGGCCATTTAAACAGTCTTCGTTTGGACCACAAATGATATTCCGTCACATTTGTTACGATACTTCTTACGATAACTCTGCCATCAATGGTAACAGTCCCTGGTTCTGGATCATCACTGGATGGCACATCTGAAACATTAATTATTAAATCTGATATCATAATTGATGCTGCGTGAAAATTACGGGGAGTCTGGTCATCTAGAGAATGTACGGTACCGTCTGGATTAAGTAGAGGAATATGATCGTCCAACCAATATGTTGCGCCTACGGTGTGAATCGGAACGATATTAATAACAGAATTTAATTCAGTCAAAGATCGGTACTCATTTTGTCCATTTTGACCGTCATGATAATTATCTTCTCCAGTTAATACTTTAAGCGACTCGGATGACGATAAGGTTTTACAGTGATGCATAAAAACACCCTCTTCGGAAAGGTTGTGATGCTCTAAGTCGTCTATACTTGGAAATTCTCCGTATTGGTCTTGGTGAGAATAATTATCAAAATAATGAGGACTATCAAGTCTAAATTCGAAACTAGCTTTACTTGCTAGAGAGGCAGCGGCTGAGCCCAAAGATTCAATTATTGTGCGTAAATACTGAGGCATTCCGAGATACGAAAATATTGATTTATTGGCAAATAAACGATTTAACTGTTCGGCATTGACGGAGTTTAATGTCGGAACATGTCCGACTTCCTGGGTATTGAACGAGATAAGCGGTCTAGGATCAGGTTCAATTGTTCCATCACCCCAATTCATAAAACCATCAAGCCAATCAGATGGAATTTCACAGAGTGAAGGATATATGTCGTTTATTTCTAGTGTAGTCGCTGATCCAGTTGCGTCCATACAAGGTATCGATATATTAACAGCCGGGCCGATACCTCCACCGCCACCTCCACCAGTATGTATTGCTCGAAGAATATTAATACCATATGACATTCTTGCAAACGTGTCCAAAAGACCCAAAATATGTCCAGGATTTTTATAATCAATGCCGGGGTTGCCAACCCCCAAGCCGGGATAGAGTATGTCCGGCATATATTCTGAAGCTGTAGGATTGGTATATAAATAAGGATTAAAACCCGGATACACTAAGGTGGTTGGATTCGGGTATAATAAACCTTGGTATCCACCACAAAAAATACCACATTCTGGTTGAAACGGATTATATCCGTTAAGAACCAAACTCATTAATTTATTGTCTGGTAAACTAGTTGCTGCCATTAAATTTTTCCTAACCCGGTAACGGTGGTGGTGAAAATACTTGTGGTGTTTGTTCAATATACGGTATATAGGGACTACTTTCTTGTTCACTAAAAATACTAACTGTAACATGAGTACCAACCGGCAAAAGCCCCGGACTATTTAACGGTTCGGCTAGATTTCGTACATTGAACCATACTGCTGCTCCGAAAGCTGCTGAAATGTCGGCCAGCCAAGGACTAAGATCAAGATGGCTTGTTCGTGTTATGGAATAAAAAGGACCGCTACCCTTTCCTGTAATAATACCCATACCACCCTCTGGATGTCCCCAAATATATTCCGTTGCGTCTTCGGATAATCCAAATTCTTCTTCTGGAATTGGTTCTGGTTCGGGCTCTTTTTCTTCATCTGCATCTTTCATTGGACATTCTTGGCTTGTTTCTTTTTCAATTTTTACTTTTTCTCGTTGTCTATCCACCGCCTTTTGTCGTTTAAATTCACCAAGCTCTCTGGTGAATAAATCCATAACATATCGGGTAGTTATACCATTATTATCAAATCTGATAAAAATTTCAGTAATACTACCACCAAGGCCCACGGCCTGTCCAATATTGACTTGGGGAATTCCAGCAACTTCAAGTTGTCCTGTGTTTATAACTGGTAAATTAGGAAGTGTATCTATTTCATTCATAGCCGTTTCTGACAATTGTTCCATAGCTGTTTCATGCAACATTCCACGAATACCGAACACCCAAGGTACCAGAGACCTGTCAATAGAGACTTCAGAACGTCCTGGTAGTGGGGTCCGATCAGGTGCCAATGAAGTATTACTCCATGGACCATAATGAATACCCCGGTCTTTTAGTGGAATCCACGCCTGTGATAATTCATCTCCACAAGTAAGTCTACTCCGATCTATTTCTCCAGTTTCTGAGTCCATAAAGAATCGTGTTAAATTGGTCGGTAGAGTTATGATAACATAGCGACCATATTGCTCTATTTTACATTGCATATAAGATTCGTCATATGCTGATATCAAGTTGCTAGAGTTTTGGACTGTTTGTGACCACGCTATGTAATGAACTTCTACTGGCGATGCTACCGTACCAGAACCAGTTAAGAAAATTTGAGGTAAACGTACAAACGATCCCCAACGACCATCTTTAGTAGTTATTTTCATTAATGTATTTTGATCAAAATTTCTCGTTCCAATTGGATATCCGTCTCCTTCCCACCAACCGATAGAATTGATTTCAGGATAAAATGGTAAATCCTCTCCCGATTCAGACAACATATTTTTGCTTAAAACAAAATAAAATTTTCTACCCCAAAAGTTATCCACATAACGTTTTAATACTGTTAATTGATTCAGGTCCATATTGTCGTCTAAGTCACCATTTAGAGCATTTTCCATCTCTTCTATTGTTGTATTAATACGACGGCTAGTAGGTTCACCAGGCATTAAATAGGACGGGGATAAAAGTGGTTCTTCACTTTCATCGAACCCCCAGAATGGCTTAATTCCTACTCCATAAATCGTAGAAAGTGTTTGTTTCATACCTCCCCAAATTACTACGTTAGTAACCGTATCGTTCAATTCATACCCATCTTTGCGACGAAGTACCCGGCCACCATGCAGTGCAACTAATTCATCCATTTCCAGAGCATTGGGATTATCGATACCATCTAAACGTCTTATTACTTTAATTTGAATAACAATAGTATCGTCTACGACACTTTTGCGATGAGATTCTACCCACCATTCGGCGCCAACGGCATTACAAAATTCTGTAATAGTCGATACAAGAGACCTGATTTTACCTTCAATATAATAAGTGCCAACACCTTCACCACGAGAATTAGTTAGATCACGAAGTTCACTCATATCAACTTCAAATACGTCATTCCCATAATTAATTGTGGTATTTTCTATATGTGAAATAAATCTACCAAATGTAGCACCTTCTTCGTGTATCTCTTCCATTCCAGGAATTGTTCGACGAATTCGTGTTGTTGTAGTACAGCCATCTGCTGAAAGTTGTACTGTAGAATGTTCGGCAGTCGTATCTTCTATTCCTGCAAGATCAAAAGATAAATTAACAATTTTCATTGAATCTAATACCATACGACAATCAATCAAGCGGACCACATAAATACCTGTTCCATTGGGATCAATAGTCGTCTTTTCCCATGATTGAACAATCCCTAAAATACTAAGTTCACCAAATGTAACTCGCTGAATAGACCTAATATCGCCTTGATCCAGTGTAAAATCCTGATCATTCTCTTCGACGATAGTGACTGTGAATACAGTAGGTTGACTGTTAAAACCCATTTGCGCAGTAATATTTTTAAAAGAACAACCAAATACTTTAGTGGTTCTAGCACCTAGTTCATCATCATATATTATTGTAGCCATTACAATCCATCCTCCGTTACTGTATGCACCCTAACCCTAGAATATTTACCAGTTAAGGGGCTCCATGTTTCACGATCATTGTCCAAAATATATGAACCGGGATACCATGGGCTGACCATTGGACCATATGGAACACCACCAGCATCATCCATAGTATCAGCAATAGTATCTGTGTTCGGTTTAGTTGAGCCATGACCTTCTGAACGATAATTGACTGTAATTTGTTTGGCAGTAGCTGTATTAATTCGTTGAATAATAGGTCCAGCGATACGGCCAGGAATAGAAATTCTGGCAGCAATAATTTGTGGATAAGCAACATCAACCGTCATATCAACATTATTGTCATCTTTGTCAGTCCATGTCCACGATGTTCGGGATGTTCCTCTTGTTTCATTTAAGGCACTCGACTTAACCGTATGGGCACCTGTAAAAGTAACACCACCAGGTTTTTGTGAACCAATCAATACTAATGCCAATGCAAGCGCGTCGGTATCTGAAGGAATATTAGAACGAGCGTTATTGAGTCGTTCTGTTTTGGTATCCCCTTTACCTTCAATATCTACATTAAGAACCAAAGTATAAACACCGTCACCAGAATTATAAGAAAGAGTAGCCTCATTACTTTGAATATAATCAGCCTCTTCTCCGGCAGACCAGTCAAAGCCAAACGTAACAATAGCATCCTTTTCACTAACAGTAATATTTTTTTGAGTGGGAGATGCAGGAATTGTATAATCTTCAAGTAATGTGCCCAAAGCTGTTTCCGTAGCTTCTTTAGCTTCTAGATTAGTTGGTACAGCAGCTTTAGCATTGTTTACCGCAGACGAACCTCCGGTGCGTTCTTGATTTTGAAGTCCATAAATAGTTCCATTGTAATTAACATCAACGGCATCATCTTCTGTACGATGAATTACAGTAAACGATTTCTCTACATACGTAGCCGCTGTTTCACCCAATTCAGCTTCTCTGATTATCCAAGTTTCTGTAACAGCGTAACTACCATCCCGTTCTGCAATATTAGTACTCTTCGTATAGCTACCATTCACCCAATTCTCAAAACCCGTAGCATATGTTACAAAATCGTTATCCGGCACGCCAACAATTCGAGTAACACACCAGCCCTTAGCATTTAACCAGGCCGGAATTTCAACATCATTAGCTTCACCAAAAGTCAACGCGCCCTTAGCACTAACATTATGGCTAATCTCATACACTTTTCCGTCGTGCCCCAAAACTTCATTAAATTGCCATTCTTCCGACACATTTTGAATTCCAGAAGCTTCAAAAACGTCATCATCAGTTGCGCCCATCAAATATTCAGATTTAAGTTCGATATGATATTCACAACGATCAGCCCATTGCCCTTCCGGAAAGCTAATCGAAACGATTTTTGGACGACATTTAATCGGTGTTTCAGGTACACCTTGCCATTCAAGTAGTTTACCATCTTCTCGGAATAACCAAAGTAGAGCCTCTTGCTTGCGCTCTAGTCGGACAAATGGTGTGTTATCGCCAACATAAGTTTCATCTGGTGGATAACTGCTAAGTGAAGTCCAAAAGGCATTTGATGGACCCCCAGAATAGTCTCCACTAGGAGAACCACGAAACGGCAAAAGTGTTCCAACTAATGAAATATCATACACTGTACCATGTTTTGTTCCGTCGCCAGCAGCCTGGTAAGCTTTGGTTATCGTAACAAGTGGGGCTGGAACAATTCGTTTTTCATTGTATATAACAGAAGCCATTTTATTCTCCATTAATATCCGTGTGTATACAGTTTTCTGGGAGTATTATACACATTTAAAGCACCTACAAACAAGGAAAGTCCACTTGGACCATTGCTGATAACACCAGAAACGCCCATCAAATAAAGTGGGGTTATACCTGTTTCTTGTCCAAAAAACCCTGCTACAAAAAGATTGCCAGACACAGAAATATAGGTCGGAGCGGAACCGGATATGTACAAATCGGCCATTCTAAATTGTCCAGGATCGCATTTTAAGAATAATGTCCATGGATCGGAATTAAATGGTATGAATCCAATTCTCGATGGATCATCAGGATTAACACTACAAACCAGATTAATTGAATCATTAATTTCATTACCATGCGGATTTTCTCCAGAGGCATGACCATAAGTATATAGGTTGCATGTTGCTGGCGTAGTAAAATCGGCTTTTAAGAACATTGTCCATGCATTGTCATTTGTTAAATTACCCGATGGGGCTTTTAAGAGTAGGGTCCAAGATTCAGTTCCACCAGCAGTATATGGATAATCGACATCGGCGGCTTCTATGTAGAGCGATGTACTACTAGATTGTTGATTAACACCAGATAGTGATCCTTGTATAAATAGATTAGCTGTATTATTAACGCCATCGCTTTCGGTTTTTAGATAAAAGGTCCAACTTGTTTCTATATACGGAGGTCCAATAAGTAAAGTGCATGATTCATTACAATCAAGATGTCCCCATGTAAAAAGATTACCACTTGCACAATGTGTTGTGTATCCCAAGGCAAATAAATCAAGCGACTCAGAAATACCCGCCCGAGTATATAAATATATTTCACCAGAATGTGGGGTAGGACACTTAAGAAATAAATTTCCAGAACCATAAGAGATTTCATGTCCATCGCCAATATTAAGAGGCAAACCAGATGGATAATTACCACTTGTATTAAAAGCATCATGACTATTAACAAATAAATTCTTTGATCCATTTTGAGAGTTATGTCCGCCAATGAATAAACTACCGGATGATTGATGTGTGATGAACCCATGGATCACCAAAGATCGTTGGCCACTTTCTGGAATAATGCCACTACCTTGCGTATAACATAATAAGCCAGATGGATAATCTATGCTAAATCCGGCATCGGTTCGGCATATATTCGCACCATACGTATATAATGAAATACCAGATGGGTATTGATCACCAGTACTAACAAATCCCGGAGCACCAGAAATGAATAAATTAAATGGTATGTATAAATCCAGACCCAACGGTTCGAAGGAGTCAAAATCAGTGACTTGCGTTATGTCAGAACCATTTAAATTAGCACTATATATATTACCTAATAAATAATCTGAATAATATATACGACGACCAAACAAGTCTAATTTAATACAAAATGGAAAATCGACGAGAATTCCTGAAATTATAACTTCTGAATCTGTACCGTCTACATTAGACCTACGAATAGTCTTATATTTAGAATCTGCCCAATATATTTTTTGATTTTCAACATCTATATCTATACCAACTAAAACAGACGCAGCAGGTTCTACCGATACTGTTTCTATGTTGTTACCTGTCAGATCAGCTTTTTTAATTTTATTGTTATTCCATTCCGTCCAATATATTTTATCATTAACTTCATCAATACACATATAGTATGGTGTAGTTACATCTGGATCACTAACTATCGTTACTTGATTGTTACCGTCAAAGTCACATTTTCCTATAGAACCACTAAGTGGACCGATTTCACAGTAAAAGATTAAACCACTGGAGTGGTGAACTTCAATACATGTCGGATTTTTTAGACCAGTAACCATTACTTGATAGTTATTACCATCAATATCTGATCTTGCAATAATATCATCGGATTGTCGTGTAAAATACAGTCGATCGTTTTCAGTGTCTATTGCTAAATCAAGCGAAGCATTACCGGCATTGATTATATCTCTAGGATTTAATCCACCTAAATTACACACGCTTAAATTATCTGAAATATTATCAATAAAATATAATGATCCACAGTTTACTGACTTATGGCCATGAATAAACAAATCACCACTAGTACTAATAAACCCTGGAATACCAGAAATAAATAAATCGCAAGACGCCAAAAGGGGTTCAGATACTTTTAGGAATAGGTTGCCACTTGCGGTAAACTCATTGGGGCCATTGATATACAAATCACATTGGGCGCAAGGACGACCCTCAATAAAACAATTGAGAGAACTAATATGTGGAAAGGGTTCTTCAGAATTTGTAAAATTGGTCCAATAACCAGCGGCGATAAAGTCTGGATCATCAGAAATATCTTCTGACATATATTCAAGATATCCACTCGAATCAATATTCACACACATACTACCCCAGTTAATGCCTGGAGTAGTTCCGTCTGGTTCTGATTCGTCTAAATCTACAACTCGCTCTAACGCAGAGAATATTCGTCGTACACCCAGTTTATTTGAATCATTACTGTTCGCATGACCAAGGGCAAATTGGACGACAACACTATTAGGTATGCCGAAAGCTCCTACGTTTAAGGATTGCCAGTCATTATCACCAGTGGGATTTGGAAATAAAGTGAGTTGTTCTACGTAATCTCCAGGAGGTGTGGTAAAATAACCAAGTAAATGGAAAAGACAATCAGTAGTATCCCCAGCATAGAGATCGATAGCAGCAGTATCACCGCTAGTCGAAACTGATAATGTAAGACCAACATGACCATCAGTCTTCTCGGCTTCTTTAATGTGAAACTTTCGTTCTAATGTCGAACCACTAGTTCTAACTCCGATTTCATAACCAGTATCAAGGGACTTATTTAACAATGCAATATCAACGACTTGGTTACCGCTAACACCATATTGATCTAATGCATAACCTTCCCACCCACTCGGAGAAGTAGGACTAAAACTTTCAAATTTTTCCACATAATCACACCCAACCAACCATCCCACAATATAGAAATTTGGAGCAATATTAGATGGATAATTAGAATCATAATAAGAAGAATAATATTCGATATAACCACTTGTATCTGCTTGTACTAGAATTGTATATAAATGTTCGCCAGCACCTTCTGATTCCGCGACCAAAATTCGTCTATCTAAACTCGAATATGTTTTACGAACTCCCGCAGATTGATTTGCGACATTGTTAGGAATACCAATAGCTATTTCGACTACAGCACTTGGGGGTACACCATATTGTGATAAATCGTGAGCAATCCATTGATCATCACTAGCATCATCTGGACAAACCCAGCCATCAAAAGTTTCTACATAATGCCGAAACGCCATAGTTTACCGCCTATTTTATTGCATTTTCAAAAGTATTGGCTGCTTCTGAATTGCCAGCGGTGCGAGCTAACTGCTGGAGTACGGCATTAATTTCAGC